AAGCTGATTTGCGCGCCCCCGCCACAGTCTTTCCGAAGTCATAGAAGAGTTCCGGGGAAATCAGTCCATTAAGGAACATGGCAAAGTTTGTTCCGAAGTCTTCCGCCCCTTTATAGACGCTATCCCAGTCGATGTCTTCCATTACCCCTTTAAGGGTATCTCCGATATATTCACCCAGTTCGTACCAAGTGTCAATATCGGACATGTAGTCTTGGAGTGTCTTTTCAGCGTGATAAACAACCGAGATGCCAGAACCACCGCTTGCTCCGCCACCACCAGAACCGCCGCCAGAACCACCACCAGAACCACCAGAACCGCCTGACCCACCAGAGCCAGAACTGTCTGTGGTTAAAAGGTTGAGTTTGTCGAATCCTTGAAGTTGCTGTTTGAGTTTTTTGGCGTTGTCTGCAGCGTTACCAAGTCCGCTTGCAGTACCACCCGCACCATCAGATGCACCACCAAGGTTATCAGCAATCCCGGCTGTAGCATCTTCTAAGTCTGTAGTTACGGGAGAAGTGGAAATCTCTACTTGCCATCCAAGCAGTTTGCCAAGAGCGTTAAGAATGTTTTCCGTAAAAACGATTACGGAATTCATAACGTTGTTGAGAGTTCTCAGCAGAGGTTTAAAGGCATTGATAAAGATTGTGCCGATAACTGTAGAGAATTGGATGATCTGCTGTTTGAGATATCTAACTCTGTTTGCCCAACTGTCCGCCGTGTACTCAAAGTCTCCCATTGCATTGGTAGCATGAGCCATGACATATTGGTATCTGAGCATGACCTTCTCTGCTTGAGTCATCGACTGCATATCAGCGTTGATACCCTGAGACAATGCCCAAGCCTGTAAGTTTGCCTGTGTAAGGTCGATACCAAATTGTCTTAACGGTCTTGTCTGGCCAGTATAAACAGCTTGCAGAGCCTGTTGTACTTCAGCAATATCAACATCGTAGAACGAGGAAATGTCGCCCGCCAGTTCAGTCAGGGTAAGTGACATGTCAGACATTTTGCCTGTTGTGACACCATACTCTTTGTTAAGACCAGTGGTTTCATCCACAACTTTAGATGTCAGCGCACCCCAGTCTTTAAGGTGCTGATGTGCGTCAGCTACAGCTTGGTCTGATAAGCCAAGGGCATTGCCCATTGCCTGATATCTGGACGCAATCTGTTTGAACGTCAATTCAGACTGACCAAATTGGGCAGCTGCTGTTTTGGACAGTGACTGAAGGTTTGCTGATCCTGCGCTATCATAAACCGAGTCGATAACGTTTTGGATTTCAACAAGCGATGAAGCGTTGTCCAGTGAAGTGGTGAAGGCATTCCAGAACCGTCTCAGCAAGAAGAGGATGGTTCTGAACTTCATCAGGGTCATTAAGAGACCTTGAGAATTGCTATTAGCCGACCTCATGGAAGATCCCATTTGGATAGCACCACTCGCTGTCTGCTTCAATCCAAGTGCCGCCAGACCACCATTCCGGGCAATATCAGCCAGATTTTGGACAAGCATTGCTGCCTCTGGATTGGCTGACACGGTACCTTGTAAAGCAACAAGCAAGTCATTTAACGCTATAGCGACATTAGGAAGGTCTGCCGCAAGTTGGGCATAATCCACTTTGCCAAGAGATGCCAGACCTCTTACGAGACTTGTGATGTTTTTAATAGTGGTCTCATTGCCAGTGGAAACAACATTGGTAAAGTTGTTTAACCCGGTAGCTAATTGCGTCAGATTTTGCTGTATTACAGTGAAGTCAGTAGAGGCGAAAGTCTTTACTGCTCGTGCAAGACTTGATATTTGAGCAGAAGGCAACTGAATATTGCTAATCAGTCCAAGTGCAGATGCAAGTTGACTGAATTTGCCAGATAAATCACCAGAACTTGTTAAAGCCTGACTGAGAGCGGGAAGAGCCTTCGCAAGAGTATTTACCGCATTGGCTGTATCTGTAACATTGACCCCTTTTAGTGTTGTCAGCCCGTTTGCAAGTGCTTGGAGCTGTGCAGACATTATGGTTACATTGGTTAATGCCTGATTAAGCGCAGGAAGAGCCTTCGCAAGTTTGGCAAGATTAGAAGAGGTAGCAGTGAGGTCAATACCACTAATCATTGAAACAGCTTTAGTCGCTTGTTCCATTCCAGACGCAATGCCAGAGCCGTTTGCAGATGCGCTACTTCCTAATGTGTCTATAGCTTTGGCAAGTTTGGTGAGCGAGTTACTCGCTTTGGTATATCCTGCGCTATTGACTGTGCGGACAGCCGAAGATAAAACATTAAGCTGTCCAGACACCCTTCCTATCTTGTCGGTATATCCACTATTAAAACTATCTAACGCACTATTAAGCCTTTCAAGGTTACTGATTAAGCTGTTTATAGCAGCGTCAGTACCTTTGGCTGTTGTCGTTATTTGCAGTTCAACAGCATCGATAACATTATTTGCCATTAAATCACCTACCTTTAGTTATTGGTGATTGATAAGGTTAGCGATCCAACTCTAAGCGTTGAACCGGGAAAGTGATTAGGCAATCTTATTGACGTAAGACTGGATAGCCTCATTTGCTATAGCAGGATTCTTTGTAAAACCTTGCCTTCTAAGCCAAGCGATACGATTTTCCGTACCGTTGCCCGCATCACCATTGATGTATTTGTTAGCGTACTTCTTTACAAGTTCGTTTACCTTGCTTTGTACAGTTGTAGGATCATATCCCGCTTTCTTCAGAGTATTGACCCTGTCATCTCCATTGCCGTAAAGACCTTGCATGACATCCATTGCCACAGTCTCAATGTTGGAAGGAGCGATTGGTTTTGCAGGAGTAACTGGGGAGACATCCTCATCGGTATATTTGGGAGCAGCAAAACCTCTGATATATCTGCCATTGATCGCCATATTCCTATAGCCAACAGCATCGTTCTTATTGCCTTCGATTACCCGAAATTCCCCGGCAGACTTATCAACAGATACAATGAGTCCGACATGGTCTGCCGTCCCGGTGTTATCACCACTGCCAGAAGTGTCTTGCCAGTCGTATTCGATGATCCAACCGGGTTCTGGTACAGTACTGTCTTTTTCAACCCAGATGCCCATTTTCTTTGCAAGCGCAATCTGTCTGGGACAGGAACACTCAATCGGGCAAAGGGACGCAAGACCCGCTTTGATAAAAGCAGCCGACACGGCAGTAGCACACCAACTATCCGAGGACGATACCCGGTAATTCAGAGTACCAAACTTGACTGCTGTACTTAAGTACTTGTTATAGATATCGATAATCTCTTTGTGAGATCCGTCAGCCTCTTTCTTGCCGACCCACGATTCAAACACATCAATGACTGCCTGTCTCTGGGAGACTTTGGCTGTATCTGTTTTGGTGCTGTTTCCGGGGTCGTACTTTCTAAGGCCGTAGGAGTTCACGAGATTCATGTTAGTCTGGACATATGTGGAAGATGTCGCATATCCATCAGACTTTATTTTTTGAAGATAAGTTTGCGGATCTGTCACACCTTTAAGGTTGTTATATCGTGTTCTTCCATCAAACAGGAAAATGAAATATCCTTTCACTCCTTCTTCCATGTTTTTGTACACACGAAAATTGTCCGTGATTGTCGTATGTACTCCGGGCGTATACTCTTCCCCGGTACGCATGCTCACGGACGAACCTTTCCACAGTGTTCCACACTTTAGACCGAAATAGTTATGATACTTGGCAGATAATTTACTCTTTCCCCATCCAGATTCACAGATGGCTTGAGCGATTATCGCCGAGTAACATTTCACCCCGTATTGTGGGGCGTATTTTGCAACGTACTTATAGATGTTATCTATAAACGTCTGTTGCTCTTTAGTTGCCACTTTTAGGATTGCTCCTTTCAAAGTTTGACTTCATAATGTTGAGGTTTGCAAAGAGCCTGTTTGTCTGTTCGATGATTTCTTCTTCACTTAATTCGATTTCGACTGTCGTACCAGACGTTATCTCATGGAACGGTTTATCGGGATAATCGTGCTTACCGTTTTTGTCCAGTACGCTTCCAAGCGCAGTCATTAAGCCAACATAAAAGTATTTGCCAAGATTGTAAGAGTAATCATCAATCAGGTCACTCTTTAACTCAAAGCCTTTTGCATAACCTCGTACAACGGCAGGAGTCATATCCATCAGTTCCCTGTATCCAAAGCCAAATACAACGGCTTTTGGCAACATCTGATCCAAGACATAGGCATGGTATGATGGATAATCACTTGGACTCTTTACGCTTTCTTTGTTGCCCTTTTCTTCGGCTGTTCGTCCGCTGTCTCCGTCTTCTGAGAAAGGGTCTGAAAAAAACCAGAGTCCTCAATCTGGGCGGACATGACAGCACCGACATCCTCGAAGTTGCCGCCATCAATGATGTGCTGTTCCATTTCTCGTCCCGCCTGTTCGGGAGTAATTTTGGCGGAGATGGCGATATAGCCACGGATCATAGACATGGGCATACTGGAGATGTTATCAAGGCTGAGTCCCATAGATTCAAGCTGACAAATTGTATTAAATGTGAATTCTGCAGCTTTAAAAGTTTTGCCGTTAACAGTGATTAATCTTTCCATTTAAAACCTTTCCCCCCTATATAAATAGGGAAAGGGACACCCCGAAGGATGCCCCTTATAAACATTAGACTTCTGGATATTTATCCGTATCAGGTATCTCTTCCGTACTTGGGAACTTACCCCTTCAAGCGGTAGGCTCGATGGCGGTAGAAGCGTCCTGATACTCAACGATGGTAAATGTCAGTTCCATCGTCCACGCCTCATTCTGTCCTGTCTCAGGAATAGGCAGATGCAGAGGCGGAGCAGCTACAACAAAGAATGCATTGGTCATATAAGGACTATAGACCTCAAACCACATCCTCTTGCCATCAGTAAGTGCCTGATAAGCAGAAATCATGGTGTTAAGTTGTGCGACAACTTCGTCATTTACATTAAAAGTGACAGTCCATTCTCCACCTGTGTCCTGTCTGCCTGCGGTGTACTTGGTGACATCGTCTTCAATCGCAGATACATCAATCTGCTCAGTAGACAGGGAAACACCACCGATGGAGTTAACCCTCTGAAGCCAAGTAAACGCAGTTGGTTTAGTCCCTGCTGTAGTTTCTACACCGTACCCTAAACGTACTTTGAGTGTGCTAAGTCCGGGGTTGGAAATGTTAGCCATGTTTATCTGTACCTTTCTCCGTCTAATTGTTGACGGATAGGATCACATCCCATATTTGATGTGACCGTTGTTATTATTCTCCAACTATGTCAAGGTCTCCAGAGCCTATCATTCGCCTGTATCTTGCTACAAGCCTTGGTACACCCGGTCTTGTAGCGGATGACTTCGGCGTGAAATAACACTCGAAAGATAACTCCTTCATTATTGACAGAGCGTAGTATGCGACTTCCTTTGATACATCTTCATCGTTAGATGTGACCTCAATCTGTACACGACAATACATTCCGTTAAAGTCACTACCTTCGAGATCCAACAGTGTTTCATCCGAGTCATGTTGGAAGAAATAGACCGTAGGAAACTCCGGGGAGTAGTTGCCTTCACGTTTTGTCGTGAATTGCATATGAGGATATTTCTCTCCGAGGTATTCTGTCAGCTTGGTTTTAAGGTAAGTAAAAATCCTCGCTTCTACCTCTGCGTACCATAATCGTGCCATTACTTGATGCTCCCGAAACTGTCTTCGGCAAATTTTCTATGCATAGCTATAATGCCTTTTATGCCAAATTCCATAGGCTCAAAAGGCTCCCAACCCACATATTCCTTGCCGTAATACCACCAACTATCACCCCTGTCCAAATATCCTGATCCTTGCGGCCCAAGCGACCAAGAACCAATTGCAAATCTGGAATTGTCATACGATGTGTCATACTGTGTATGAGGTTGAGAACCAATACCGCCATTGAAAACGACACCAGTACCAAACTCAACAAACACAGCCTGACTTCCAACAAGTGATACAATTGTTGTAAGATTGCCTTTTGACTTAGAAGTCTCATGGCTAACAGTAAGCGGACTCCCATCCGGGAGAACGTGAACAGCGGATTGTGCTCTTATATCTATCAGCCTTTCAGCTTCATTGACACATTGCTCATGATAGTCATCAGTGGCTTTGTCTATCTTCTTCTGAAGTTTTTTGAGTTTATTGATGGCACTCTGTATAGACTTTTGAGAGAGTTGTACTTTTATAACACTCACGGTGTCTTTGTGATCCTTTCAAGGATGTATCTTGCCTCATTGATATTGGAAGTCGCACGTTTAACACGGTAATCAGCAGAGTCAATATCGACAGTGCCGTCCTGTTTAAAGACAGGTTCGGTCTCATCCCAGATGAGGGTATTCTCGTCAATCGGGAACTCACCTTTAAGACATACAATCATTGCACCGAAAGTTTCGAAGTCATGACCATATTCCTGATATTCAACCTGTCCACCTGTTACGTAAATGTTGGCAAGAATTTTCACTGGGTCTTCGTATGAAAAGACCATATCCCCAGTCTCAGCAGGAATTCTTTCACCATTGACCGTGATGTAGATAATGTTGCCATCTAAATCCCTACGATACTGGGGGACTTTTTCGCCTTGTCTGGAGTAGTAAAGCCACTTCTTATTCCGCAGAACTGTCCTCATGCTGTCCACCACCTAACTGGGTGTAACCCATAGCACGGTCTGAGTCCTCTATTCCTTCGGTAGTCGGGTCTACAACGATACCAAGAAGGACAAGAAGGTTAATTACAGCCGATGCCAACTGGACTACAGAGTCTTGTGAGATTTTTGGGACAACATCAAACAGTCCGAGGACTTGATATACAAGGGCAATCAGAGCCATAACAATGGCAGTGAGCGTCACCTTGTTTTGAAACCTTAGTTTCCAGTTAATCTTAATCATGATGTTCTCCTGTCATGGTGCTTAAACGCAAATCGGTGTTATCAATTCGTTTTTCAAGCGACCTGACTTCTCGTTCCACAGCAATCAAACGACCATCTTGCGCTGACAGTTCTTTTCGGAGAGTTTTGAGTTCTGTGTTCGACTCTTTGCCGATTCTGATGCTCTCATCCAACTTATAGTTGATACGAGCATTTTCCGCTGCCCTTGCCTCAATCTCCGAAGTGTCAACACGTTTCTCTTCTCTCGTACCTTTGAACACTGTATAACACAGCGCAAGGATACTGATGACAATGGGGATTATCGTTTGCCAAGGCATAATTTATACTCTCCCATTTTTGAAAATACGGCGAAGTTGCGTACCCACCTAATCGCAACCCCACATGGACTCCAGTATAGCCAAGGCATCTGCCAGAGTCCGCACTTATTCTCCTGTTTCGCCGATTTGTTAATGAATCACGACAAGAGGAATGATGCCGTTATACAGCCTTCTCCTGTCAATATAGGTTCTGTTCGTACCACCTTCGTAATGGTACGATTCGCCTTCAGCACCGATGATGTTGTAGTCATAAAGAGCGATGTCCCTAATATTGGAGTAGTAGTTTTCAATGTCCTCTTCGATCTGGTCGATTGAATATCCTGCCCCAGAGTAGTTCCTTGCCCTTTTTACAGACTTGATAGCCTGACGGATTTTTCTTCTCAGCATCTGATCTGAGTAACCCGGCTGTCCTGAGACCTCATCGTGCAGATCCTCAAAGAGTTCGTCCTCTAACTCTCGCATATACATGAGACACCACCACCTTACTTCTTAGCAGTTCTTTTTGCTGTAGACCTCTTCTTGACAGGCTTATCAACGATGTCTTCGCCTTCTTTGTGGTTGCTTACAACCTCTTTGGCCTCAACCTCTGTCTGAGTTTCCTGAGTCTTCTGCTGTCTAAGCCGAACGACTGCTCTGTGCATCATCATGCCCATAAAGCCAACCTCAGATTAGGCTACACTCAGCTTGATGATCTTGTTCTCATCGTACAGATAAGGAGCGAAAATTTTACTGCCGATGATGAAGTTGGTCTGGCAAAGTTTGTCACGGTCGAACTCAACCATTGTGCCACGCTTGGTGTAGATAGCAAGCGCACCGGGCTTGACAATGTAGGCTTCTTGTGCAGAAGCGGTTGTCGCTTCGTAGTAATTGCCGATATCGGCAACATCAGGGGTTGCAACAGCAGTGTACTTGTCATCAGCACCTTTGACATAATAGGTCTTGGAAGAGTTGATAGCCACATCGCTTGTCTTGGCATATGTAGTTCTTGATACAGATGTCAGTCTGTTGGAAACAACGATTTCACATCCGTGAATCATTCCGACAGAACCACGAATGATCCTCTCAGCAGCCAGTTCTGTTCCGGGAATCCAACCATTAGCTTTACGGATAGCACCGTAAAGAGTAGGGGAGCAAAGCAGGACTTTCTCACCGTCAATGTCCTCGCCGAACTTGACCAGAGAATCAGCAATGTCATCACCGATAGTTGCGGTGGCAACGCTATCAGTCAGAGTAGCACCACCCATAGCGGTGAGCAGATCGCCTTCAACCTTGTCGTTGATTGCAAGCATGACCTGTTTTGCGGCCTCTTCAGCGATGTCGTTGTTGTACGCAGACAGCAGAGCCTCATCGGTAAACTCAACAGCCTTACCGATTTTGGAGACCTTTACTCTCTTTGTACCCTGAGTGATGCGGGCGATCGGAATATCCGCACCTTCCGCAACAGCACTCGCTGCACCGATAAACTGATAAAAAGGTAACGTTACTTCGTCACCGGGTCTGCCGACCAGAGTGTTGTCGATCCTTGCCAGAGGGGCAAAACGAATCTTGTCGATATACTTTGTTTCGATATAATCTGCAATAACTTGGGGATCAATAAGATGCTCAAGCATTGTTGCATTTACACTTGCGGGCATTTATACCTCTTTTCTCCGCTTAGTTATCAGCGGTAAGTGTGTGCCATCCAAACTGACACACAGTTTTTAGCATCATTTGTTGCCGACAAGCCTGTTGTATGTTTCGGGATCTTCCCGGTAGATTTTTGTCCTCTCTTGGAGAGACATGGAATCAAACTGCTCTTTTGTGATAGAAGCGGAAGAACCATTGCCGATATTTGCATCGGGCATCGACTTCATCCATTCAGCTTTTTCGGCTTTTAGACGAGACTCAAATACCTGATTCTCAATCTTGAACAGCATCTCGTTGTCGTTATCCGCAAGTGCTTCTGCAGCTTGCTTTGCGAGGTCGATAGGGTAACCATTCTGAATGTAGCTATCTTTATACTCGCTGACGAGTTTATACCGCTTTAAGTCGGCAAGTTCAGCATCACGCTTTGCTTGCTGTTCGGCCTTTTCAGCGTCCAGAACCTCTTTCTCTGACTGTGTAGACCTGTATTTCTTTTTCCACTCAGCTGCCTCAGATGCGTTCTTATCTGATAATCTCTTCATCTTTGCAAGTTCAACCCGGAGAGAGCTGATTTCGTCTTGCGATACCTCTTTTGTTTCTACGCTATCCGCAGTTTCAGCCTGATTGGTTGCCTGAGTATCCTGTTCTGTAGTTGTATTTACTGCTTCTTGATTGATTTCTGCCATTTAAATCTCCTGCGATTAAGGTCTTCTCTGACCATCTCTTAATTGTTGCGATTAGTGTCTTCCCTGACAATTTGTGCGATTAGTGTCTTCTCTGACATATATTTTAAAAAGACTTCTGTGAGTCTTTATTAACTGTATTCCAACCAACAACGGCAGTTGTCGATTTCGTCTGGACTTGCCCCAAGACTTGTGTCTCTTGGATACATGAGCAAGCTGTCACCGACCTCAAACGCCTCATTGATTGGTATTTCAAGTCCGTCCACTTCTCTATGGGTATCACGGACTCTGTTATCTCCAACTGTTACCCAGATTTTGTTTTGGTATCCCGCCTCAATAGCCTCTTCCATTTCCTCGCAGCCAACGACAGTGTTTGCCTCGTTTTCCGCTATCGCCATTGCCCTGTCCTGAGATGTCCAGTACGATTTTGGTATGCCGTGCGAGACTACGAAAGCTTCCTCTGTGTCTCTGGTATCCTGTTCTGTCTGAAGGTTATTCAGATCATCATATTGTTGGAGATTTCTTCTGGTAACGTCATTTAAGGCATCAGCAAACTCGTATGCCCTATTCCTGAGTGCTTCACTATTCCCGAATAGACGGATATACTCCCCGACAAGGACTTCTCTTGCAACACCGAATCCATCAGTACCGATGTTCCTATACTGCTTTAGGATCTCAAAGTAGAGCATAATGATGTCTTCGATATCTTTCGCAGCCTCTATCCTTCTGCGCTCACGGTCATCAGGCAGACCCATTTCGCCGAACCACTTCTTGTAAGGTATAGAGATCCGTCTCATCTAAAGCCTCATTTCATATTAGGCGAATTTTGCTCTTGGTCTGAATTGTCTCCTGACATCCTGTCCTTGTTAGGAGAGAAGTTGTCATCGTTCTGGGTATTGGTATTACTGTGCCAGTTGTACGTCCCTGTTGTATTCCTCGCCATCTGGGTTTGTTTTTCAAAGATTGACTTCTGGTATTTGTCAATCAGCGACTTAGAATCGCTGTATACTTGCATTGGATCATCAAACATGTTGACCGTCTTGATTGCGCTCAGACCATCAATACCGTGTGCCACCAAAGTGGCGAAAGCATTAGACTTGGTCGTGAGTTCATAGGTTCTCTGACGTTTGATATTCGGCATAACGTCTATTGCTCGAAGTTTGAGCAGAGGACTATCTGCCGGGACATCCGGGGACGCTTTAATTGCCTTAAGTACAGCTTTGACTTCCTGCATCTTGGCAGTCTCCATGATAGCCTGTTGTTTACAGGCCGCAGTCTCAGCTGCAGACCACCCGGAAGAATCGGAAACAGCAATGCCTGTCGCTCCGTTGATATCATCCGTCCTCTGAGGCACGTTACATTTCTGAAGGATAAGACTCCTTCTTGATATGATATTGTTAAGCATGCCTGAGTAGTCATATGGCACTACCAGAGGAGTAGCTGTAGGTGTTTTGCCATCCGCAGTTGTTTGTGCCGCCAACCAGTCACCGTTCTGTGGTGTTTCAGTCTCTCCCGTATCAGGGTTTACCGGGAAAGCAACATCAACCGTGAACCAAACAGCCTGAGTGTTCTGGTCAACTTGGTTAGAGAAGTCGGAAACCAACATGTTAAGGTTGTTACATTCCGGGATCTGACGCTCGAAACATCCTTGCCCATCATGTGAGCGATTCCACTCAATGATAGGTATCATGCCGAGGTAGTTAAGTGATCCAGAATTCTCTTCCTGTGACCAACCATACTCATCAGCGGAAGGGCCATCTGCTAACAATGCGGAAAGGTTCTTTACCTCAAACCGTTGCTTGTCCGTATAACAGGTAAAGTAAATGTTCCCCTTCGTATCAATGCGGAAAGTAACTCCAAGTACAGGTCTTCTGTCAACATATCTGGAAGACCTTACTATGAAGGCGAATCTGGGGTCTAACGCCTGTACCGTGAAGTAAGGTTCTCCTTCACTCCAGTTTTTATTGATGTCAACAAATGTATAACCTCTACCGCAGATTTCAACGAACCTTCCAAGCCTCTGGGTCTTGTCTTTATTGCCGTCAATCTCGTATTGCTCGTTAAGTTGGGCGATAGCCTCAACCTCATCCTCTGTCCCAGAATCCTTCTCGCCTCTTCTTATAAGGGTAATAGGATATCCCCAGTTGAAGCCGAGTTTGAACTCTGTGATTTCGTTTGCTACGTTATCAACGGTATGATGGTCGATGTCCGGGCGGATTGTCTTTTTGCGGTAGAACGGTTGCTCTCCCGCATCGTACTTGAGAAGGAAGTTGCAACTCTGGGCGTTCTTGACATGGACGGCATACGACTCTCTTAAGACCTTTATGATATTGTCTGATGTGATCTGCGGGACATCCGTATAAATGTCATAGCGTCCGTAGTGCATTAGTAAAACCTCATTCCGCTAATTGTGTTCCGCTCTGGGTATTTGCGGATAAATGTACTCCTGCTTTCAACTTCATAAAGCACCGCTATTCGGCACTTTTTACAGGCACATAAGATGTCCATGCTGCCTTTTCCATCGTAAAAGCCGATTCGCTCTTTACATTTTGGGCAGTTGATTGTTCGTTTCTTTTTCATTGCATAAGAAAAAGCCGAGCCAGAAATCTGACTCAGCTTAGATTTTTACAGTATAACATGTATCACTTATTTTACTATTTGTCAATAACCAATAAACTGTATGTTTACTATAAGTAAACTTGCTTTAACTATTAACTTTCGAGATATGTAGACCCAAATTGTGCTTCAAAAGCAGCCAATGCGTCTGAATGCGTCCTATACACATGCATTTCAGAATACGATAAATCTTCTGCAATCTCTTTGTAATGCAAGCCTTTTACATATCTCAAGTACAGGATGTCGCTATGAGACGGCTTTTCCAAAGAGTTGATCTGGCTGATAATCTTTGTTCTGAGGTCTAAATACTCGCCTATATAGCGCAGTGCTTCTTTTTCGGCATCAACAATTGCGGTTGCTGAGTTGCCTACCCGGTCTTTTGTCCCGGAAGTCTGCACTCTCTCCTTGGTCATATCCATACCAATATTTACAGCGACCTCTTTGAGCCTGTTTACCTCATCAGTCTTCCTGTCGATTCTTCTGTCAATGATGCGTATCTGTCGTAAATATTCTTTTGTTGTCATGCTTAAATGGGAGACCTAAATATTTGTGTCGGTTTTATTCTCTCTTTTCTTGCGATATACAGAGAGAAGTTTGCAAGGCCATCAGGGACATCGTCATTTAGATTTTTTCCTGCAATAGAATAGCTGAGAAGGAAGGACATCATAGCACCGTAGTCATCCCTTCTTGTGTACAATTCCTTTATCTTAAAGAGGCAGTGTTGCTTAACCCAGTCCGAGTTAACAATGATCCTCGTTTCTTTATTAGTCTCTGTAGCTTTAGATGTTATATTGCATCTTCCACCTACAGCCTGTACTCTCGTATTTACCTCAAAGGCGATTCTATCACCCCCGGCGTTTGACTCGAATTCGCATTGTTGGATATTGTGTTTAAGAATCATGTCGGTAAGTCTTGAGTACTGACGGTTGAAGTCTGTGCTGTTGTCACAGATACAATCGACCAGATAAAAGTCAGTGCCGTATTGGTAAAAGACGGGCATAAACATGTAGTCTATACCTGTAGACTTGGTATCGCATACCGCAATGATAGCGTCTGGCTCTGTCCCCGGAATATCAGCAAATCGTCTTAGTTCATCCTCGTGGTAGAGCAGACCTTCACGCTCGATGGGTTCGTTCTTATACAGGCACTTGTAGGATATCTCATCCATTGCCATTGCCTGACTGTTGAAGAACTCTGTGGACATTCCGTTGTACTTGTAGTCGAAGTTCGACTCTCCAGTGACAGGGTCGATGTCTGGGATAGAGATAAACCTTGCCCTGTCACTGTCACCATAGAGGTTCTGCAGCCGACCGATCACATCCACGGTACTCCATCTTGTGGCAATGTGGATTTCTTTTACCTGTTCATTAAGTTTCCTTTGCCTCGCATCGACAGAGTAGATGTTCCACAGCTTATCCAGAAACGACTTGTTAAGTGCCTCTTGTATTCCTGCAATCAAGTCATCGACATACAGGTAACGGTTGCATCGTACAACACCCGCATTGCTCGAACCTCTTGATGTGCATTGAAGGTTAGCGAAAGGCTTATAATTGTTGAACATGATTGTCTGTTTCTTGGCATTTGAACCAAGGAACCTCACATCCGGGAATATCTCCCGCCAATTATATTCTGGCGAAGTTGTTATATCAAGAACACCCCGGTAGAACATGTCTGTGATGTCAGATGAGTGGGAAAAGAACAGGCTATAGTCTTTTGGATGCCTTCCAATGATCCATGAAGCAAAGAATTTTTCACAGGTCGTATTGTGCGTGATGATGTAGTCATCAGTGATATAAAGATGAGAAGGGTCATCTATCAGGATACACTTGCAGTCTTCTTCCCCGATATATTCGACCTTAGAAATAAACCTTTTTATGGACTTTCTCTTTGGCTTATACACCTTTTTCTTCCGCTCAAGCCAGAAGATATCATCCATTTGGCTATCGAATTGGATGATCAGGTTGTAAACATCATGACATTTCTTGTAATTGCCATTCTTGTCCCTGTATCCTGCCTTGCTCTTCTTACAGGACGCATATCCGCCAAGAGAATGGACAAGTTCTGCTACATCTTTCGCCAACCGCTCTGAAACCGTAGAAAACGAAGCATATCCCTTACTGGCAGATCCATCAGTGTCGAGCAGTCCTCTCAGCAGCCACAACCGTTGTTCGTAACTTGCGTACAGGTATTCCTTTGGAATGAACTTATCCACGCTCTTCTTCCAGAGAAGACCTAATCTGTCAAGTTCTTGATGGACAACGCTTGCCTTTCCAGTTTTTCCATTTACACTATACGTGCATCTATCGTGATGCTTGAGGCAATATCCGTCTGGCAACAGTTCTGAGACGAATTGAACCATCTCATAATCATTCGATGACAGCATCGCATATCCTTGGCTCAGTCCGCCGTCACCTATCAGAGTGCCAACGACATACGGATGAAGCAGAAAATCCTTTTTATGGAAATCAATCTTTGGAACGTAATCAATGGAGTAATTCTTCCGCCTTCCGTTTTCGACATACAGTTGACCTATCATGTCTTTTAGTTCTACGTCCCTGTATTTGCCTACTTCCCTGTCGTACCTTGTCTGGACATGCCAGATATGGTTGTCGGAACATCTCACCTTAGAACCGTCATCAAACGTCACTTCATAGATTGGACGCTTTTTGACCTCTGACTGAGAAATTACCGTGGCTACTTTTCCAGTGCCAGATATTACTTTTGAGCCTATCTTGATGTCTCCCATCCGCACGAACCCGTCAGGTGTAAGTACCTTGGAATACAGTGGTTGACATTTCTGAGTTCCGGGTGGCATTGAAATTGTCAGGAAATCAAGTTTATCATCCTCGAGATCCTGCAATGCCTGTATGATGCCGAACTTCTTGAACTGCTTGATTTTAGGCTCGTAAAACTTCTCCGAGTCTTCTCTGTCTTTTTCAAGGTACAGGAGATAACTTTCGAAAAGATACGGTGCTTCAAGTAACAGTGTTGACTCAAAGATGTTCTCCGCTTCTTCTGCCAGAGCTGCATCCCCCATCATTTGGACGCAGTACTTTTTTACTCTTGCTGTTTTATCAAACCAGAAATCATGGTCAAATCCTCGCCTGTTCTGGGACTCATGGATACAGCAGTCAAACAGATCCTTTACAAGTTCCAGAGAGACACCTTCCGCACATATCTTGGCATCGATGGCATCAGCAATCTTCATATACTCTGGCTCATCATTCGGGAATGGTTTAGGTCTTGGCATGCAAATAAAAAGCACCTGTCAGCTAAGACAGATGCCTACTCCTTATCCTCTATTACTCTTTTTCTTCTTGGTTTCCTTGGCACTCTTGTCGTTTGCCAGTTCTTGAACTCATCCTCATCCCAATCATCGATCATGACTCCTTCCGGGAACGGTTGCATGTTAAGAACCATGTTCATATATTTCTTGAGCGTTGGTGGTGATACCCGGCATTTCCGTGCATACTCAGGGAGACTGATCTCACAATTGCACCACTCTTCCCATCCTTGTACAAAAGCCATATAGCTTATTTGTTTCTTTTTCCGTGCCACATTTACTCCTCTTCCGAGTCTGTTAACAGGGAATACCCTATCATATACATCTTTTGATTTATGGTTAACGCTATTGTAAAAGCGTATTTAAGGTGTACCATCACCGCAAATGCAAACAAAACATCCTCGTGATTGTCTATAGCAACAAACAAGCCTTCGTACTTGAAGACTGTTGGCATTACGACCACAATGATAAAGATGACAGTTACAGTGACCAGATACGGAAATAACATCTATAACACCTTCCTAACTGCCCCTACTGGATTCGAACCAGTGCATACAGGAGTCAAAGTCCTGTGCCTTACCGCTTGGCGAAGGGGCAAAATCTATCTAAAAGCAAAACAGCACCCGGTTCTCACCAGATGCCGTTCGCTGAAAGGAGAATAACAAATATGAAATATATAGAAAAAGGGTTGTCCCTATTCCTCAATGGTTATCGGCAGATACCTGTCGCAGTTAATGGTTTTCACCATTGCTTCTACTGGGGTCATGTCTACGCAGTCCATAAGGTTCTTAAAGGCTGAAGTTGATGATCCAGAGACTAACTGTACACCCTTCTGCCCAGAACGGACATGGTAGGTATCATTCCGGGAGTCAACATTCCAGAAGACAACATTTGGCAGTTCGTATCCATGTGCTGCAAACTTCTTTGCCATGCTGTCGTACATGAAACCGTATGTACACTGGTTGAATTCCATGTCAGATATGATGACCAGTGCTTTGGGCATCTCGTCAGCAGGAACGTTATTCTTGATGGCAATATCGAGGATTCCATCAAAGGCAGCTTCAATGTTCGTATCGTTCTCCCAGTCAGAAAAGTCAATAGAGTTGATTTTCTGCCGAAGGGTATCCCCTTTTAGTTTGTGGATTGTAGACGTTCTGGAGAAAGACATCCAGAGGTTGTGGTATGCCCCGGTATTTCTCTCAGCAAAGTAGATAGCAAGACCTATTGCTGAGTTGATTGGTCTTCCGTGCATAGACCCTGATGTATCAGCGATCACAATGGCATTAGAGCCTTTTTCGACATAGTCAGGAAGTTGCTCCCACTGTGCCTCAAGTATGTAGTCCAATGGTTTTACCTGCAGACCCCAACCATAAGAAGTGTACCGCTGAATGATGTCATAGGGGTAAAGGGTTGACGAATTGATTTTCGCCTCGCCATTTACCGCTTTAGTGGCAAATTCCCGGTATCTGTCTCCGTCATGCCTCGAAAAAGCATTTCTGTAGAGTGTGGATGCCCTTGACGGTACTTCCTCGTACTTTATCTCATTCCACTTCTTGGCCGACATCAGCGACTCTGTTACATTGATTTGCCTTCTAAGCGCACGGATGATCCGTTTGAAGTGATACACAGTGTAACCGAGTTTTTTGGCAGTAAGGATGCCGAGCCTTCTGGTCTCTTTTGAAGAGGCATCCGGGGTCTTTATCCACTTTGCCAGAAGGGAAACGTTCTTTCCATCAGCAAGAGCAAAACAGTCCTTCTCAAGCTGCTCGTTCATCAGTCTCCACATATCGTCCTCAAGCGGAGTCCCGATAAAGGAGTACATATCATCCCATCTGCCGTATTCCGGGACGAGGTGCATGTTTGGCTTGATTGCCGAAGGATGGTTGTCCGCCATGTACTTAAGGAGAACTCTAAAGGTCTTTCTCTCTCCAAGGCCACCACGGATGTCTCTTCCGTAGAAAACAATCTTTGTGGCAAAAAGCGGATCAGCTTTGTAAGCGCAGTCAAACAGACGCTCGATTCTCGCATCATCTGCGCTCCTCAATGCTCCTATTGTGGAGTAGAGGTCTAATAAAGCATCATCAGTTGTGTTGTAGGCTAACGCACCGTTTTCCGTGCGAGTAACCTTGGACGCTTCGTCCAGTGCTGTCGCAAAGTTCATTAACACCTTCTTTCTCATGACTCGTTTAGTAATAAGCTGTCTACCAAGTATTTGCTGTTAGAGTCACATAAACGAAAACAGGACACCAAATAGCTGAGTCTGGAAAGGACGTTCGGCTTTTTAAGGTTCTAACTTGTTCTATGTTTTGTGTATGTGTTGCTGTGGGTGTCCCAGATCCTTGGACAGGACTCGAACCTGTAACTCTTCCGTGTAGGGTGCTGTCAGTGTCATTCGTAGGTATGACACATTAACGTTTTTCCAATTAAACCACCAAGGATAAAGCATACTTAACGGTGATGCTAACCGTCCAACCGAAGTCGGAAGTGATTGTCAAAAGAAGTCCGTCAGCATGCTTCAAGCCTTGAAACGACAATCTTGTTTCAAAAACCCCGGAACAGTTTTTTAGGCTGAACCGGGGATCAAATAATATAGAGGTGATATGAAGGCTGACTGCTTACGCAGAATTGCGGGAACGGGAGTCGAACCCGATGTTTTCGGGGCATGAACCCGATGTGTAATCCGTTTCACTCTCCCGCCAGATAGAAGGGCAGCCGTTCGGGGGGAGTTCTACCCTTCTGGATGCGCTCAAGACCTTTCGACAAAGGCGAGAAGTGAACAGTGGTCTTGAGTTGACTGCACATTTCGTGCTCCCGGCATGGTAACACTCGCAACATTGGCTCTTAGCGACTAAACCCTATCGAGGCTTTGACACCTCTTAACAGCAACGCTAATAGGGCGAAAGGATGTATGTATGTACATGAAACACTCATGACACAGCAGATGAACATCGAAACTGTAAATAGATGTTCGATTCCTTGAGACAGCTTTGGAACCATCCCAAGGCGAGGAAAAACAAATATGACTGACGTTACCTAATGCCAGTTATGAGGTCAGAGTGAGGTAACCCTTCGATCCAATCACAAAAGACTTGCCAGTCAGGGAGTCTGTGATTCCGCCTTTGGTGATAGATCGTTTTGAGCTGCTGATAATTTGTGACCATCTTTGCCCGGAGTTCAAAGCCTGACGGTATGTTATAAATCATCGTCAGGAAGTCTTCCTTGGATTTTGTCCTTAGATACTCATCACGGCATCTTTCAAGGTTGGCTTTTGCACTTGCGGTAACATACTTGTTACAGCAGGACTCAATGTCCATCCTCTCCAGACGGTGCATGGTAGATGTGGACGAAACAAACTCAAGGAAGTGATATCTCTGAGCCTCTGGCCATGCCTTTTGTGAGAAGGTCATGTCAAAAGCGACCACGATACCTTTGAGAAAGTTGTCATGTCCAGAACCAGACGGGGCAGAGGCGAGTTTTCTTGTCGTATCCGTAACTTCTGGGGTAAGGGAGTCAACAGATGTGGACATCGGATATTTTGACCCGATAACAGCCTCATCGAAGAATGATACCTTTGTGTTAGTTATCTTCGCCATTGGTCTCCTCTAAAGCCTTTTTCAGACCTTCGATAATCATCCGAGTGACTGGATCATCCGTAGGCTCTGGTGCTTTCTTGGCCTTATTCTTGTACTTGACAAGTATCGGATCGATTGCACTAAGAAACTTTGTTAAGGCTAACACGACCAGTAACTGTTCCATAGGATCTAACTCATCGAAGTCTATGGAAGACAGGATTTCCATTTTATCCTTTAGTTCCAGATTGTCTTTACTTCCCATTCTCTTCTCCACTGAGTTCAATGTACTTGTCGAGATACCATCTTGCCTTTTTGACATCTTCCAGACCATTCTTGTTGTTATGGCGGTAAATATACTTGAAGGCATTTCCGATACAGAAGCCTTTGACAGCCTCTACACCCTGTGTCTCGACCATAACATCGATGCACTCAAATTTCCCGGTCTCGTAGTGAGACGGATGGTTTACGTTATCAACACTCATTGGGCTTTCCCTTCTCGATGGTCAAACTATACCACATCAAGTGCTGCTTGCCTGATTTTTGGAACAGACAGTTCCCGATATTTTTTAGCAAACAAAAAAGACACCGGGACAACATACCCAGTGCCTTTGATTGATTATCTATTTACTTTTTATGGTTCGCCTTCATGAAAGTCTCTTCATCGATAAATACAGGATGGTCACCTTTGACCTTCTCCCCGGCATGTGTGACGATCCCGATATAGAAGTCATTGGTGATGATGTCTTTTATCCCTTGTCTGGTAAAGCTGTTGCCTTTTCTGGTCTTGATATTATTAGCATCACAGAACCTCTGTACAGCAGCATACGAGCCAGTCTCGATGTACTTGTCAAATATCTGTTTGACGATCAGGTGATTGTTGTAGTCAATCTCAATCTTGGCATCGACCGTCCACCTGTAGCCGAGCGGGGTATTTCCACAGGACTTTTCTCCCTTCCTCGCTTTAGCATCTCTGCCTTTCGCCAACTTCATTGCGATAGTCAGCTTATCATACTCATCAAAGATTTCCATGATGGCATTGAAGAGAAAGTCATTGGGATTCTTCTTGTAGATATCATATGTCGGTTGCTCGACAGACTTGATGTTGGCATGAGCCTTCTTGATTTCACGGCGAACGATGACCTTTGCAGTGTCTGATCTCCAGAGCCTTGAAGTGTTCTGGACGATAATCGAGTCACCATCCTTCAGAACAGCCAGAAGAGACATCAAACCTTTGCGCTTATGGATAGCATCCTCATCAACATCATCTATTGCCCCGGATATACCTTCATCCGAGTATTCAGCAGCTATCTCAATGCCGTTATCAGTGCAGTACTTCCTGATGACATCAATCTGCATCTGAGTGCCGTTAGCTTCAACCTGAGACTGGGTGGATACCCGGTAATATGCGTAATATGCCATGTCAAACTCCTTTCACAAACACAACCTCTTATGAGGATATTGTACCATATTTTTGATACATTTTCAATGTTTGCAAAAGGTTTATTGATGGTTTATTATATTATCGATACATCAATCAGGCATCAGTAAAGGAGATATCAAATATGGGATCTGAAGTCATCAAGCAGATCATGAAGGCTAAAGGTTATAAAGGTCAGTATCTTGCAGATAGACTTGGTATCAAGCATCAAACGTGGAGAAACAAGTTGACCAGAGATACTTGGACGGTTGAGGAGTTCGTACAGGTTCTGGAATTCATGAACTGCTCGTTCGTCATCAAAGATTTAGACGATGATCCTTCAGACGAGTAACCTCTGTTCTTCAATCATGCAGCGTCCAGTTATTGGCTGTCCTTCAAGGATGGCCTTTTTTATTTTTGGCGATTTTTGAGAATAGACGGCCATATATATCATCTTTGACTTAGCAGACAAGTGACCTTCATAGACTGATCCATCAGGTGAGATACTTCAATCTTGTCTATGTTTATGCCCTTTGTCGTTGTTATATAGCCCTTTGTCTTTGAGTGTATTTAGAGCCTTTTGTTTTTGTCGGTATTTAAAGGGGTTATTGGCGGTTTTTTTGAGTCCATACCATAGGGGTATACCATACTACAACATTCAACCAAACATAAAAGCATCGATGTTTAGAGGGCAAGTACTGTCTGCATAATGGTTTACGCTGTCTGATATTATGAATAATACCATACAAATCAGTCTTTATTGTCTGTATTGTCAGTTAGATATTGGCTATATTTCGTTTGTAATGCTTGTTTGTCACTATTCATTGTCAATCGATGTTCATGTATCACTGTACTATTTGCCCAGTTATAGTTATGGTTAAGTACAGCTATAACGCCTATGTTGTTGCGTGATTCTAACAACAAATCGGATAACATGCTTTCATTACTACATGATATAATTTTTATTATTTGTTTGTAGCTGTTACTTACCTTTCTATCATTTGCCCATTCATTTAGAGTATGCGACTCAATCCCTGTTAACTTGCTATAACCGTGCACATTAGATACTTTACTATATTTATCACATAGATTGATATACACATATGCAATACTCATACATTTATCATAATTGTATGAGTTTATGGTGTATGCGTTAATGCCGTCAAACTTGTTTTTCAGTTTAGCATTTAAGCCAATGAATGTATTGGCATAGGTTAATGATGCATTAAAGATTGATTGTTTACTGTTTTCTATATACTCATATAGTGCACTGTCGTCCTCTATACTATAGCGGTCTCTGTAATATGCTTTTATTGCGCTTTCGATTGTGTTACTGTCGATATCCATGCATGTTTCAATGACTCAAAAAGCCTCTTCAATCGTCTTCTTTCCTACTCTAATTGTACCACAGGTGTCAACTAACATTTACTATATGTTCGCTATATGTACATATACATATACTAGCGACTTTTGAGAGATCCGAAAAGTAAATGTGTCCGGCAACTTGCACAATTTTGCCGCCCCTGTTTTGGTTGTTTTGCCCATACATATCAGGGCCTGGACTCAAAATTTGTATGACCAATTTTCACCAAATTGAGGGTCTGATTTTTGTGCACTTTGCTATGTGGCCGTCATTTTCGTGTCCAGCAATTTATACAAATTCAAGGTCGCTCTTTTGTGCACTTTTTCATGATCATGTTTTTTGATTGTGCGCAATTCAATTGCGTACAATCACTTCACAAAAAATGAACCCGGCGACAGATCCACCGCCGGGTTTTTGTTTCCCTGATTTACTTTTCAATTTCATTGATATAAAAATCTGTATCATCAATATAGCAGTTTAAGCAGCTCAAACAGTGCCGGGCACCGCAGTTAATCTTTATATCATGGGATTTAAGATACTCAACAGTGTAAACAGTAAAGACATGATTAACATATGTCTTTTGATATTCTGTTAACTGTCGCACAATGTTCTTTTTAATGCTACTTGCTACGATTTTAAGATTGCCGGGTTTTTTGACGCCACTGCGAAATGTATTATCAATGATAAAAAGGTTTTTAGTATAATCCGAAAAGTGTACCATCGGATTAGCTAAACAGATGTTACAATAGTTTGTAAACTGTACACTGTTAATCAGATCCCCAAACGATTCAAACCTAAAATACAGATTATTGATAATTGGCAATAACTCTACAGGGATAATATAATGTGTCAACAGGAGCGTGTTGTAAATATATGGGATTTCTTGTGAAGGTTGCCTGTCTAACTGTCCATCGGCAAAACAGTTATAACAGATGTTATCAGGATTGCACTTGTAAGCACAACAGTAAGGATTCAACTTGTTATCAGTGCTAATACTTACCATCCCAGACATTTTGCCATTATGGTTAAGTGTAAAACTCAAACCATAATATTCTTTACATTCTGACATGGTAAAAGGGCGGCCGATGTTCTTTCTAATTGTTAATGCCATGTCAAAAAGAATTGGAATCGCGTTCATATCGCCGTCAACAGCGTCTGACTTGAGCGCGTCAATGATAGCAAATAAGGTTGCCTTATTAACAATGTTCGGGATTTCTTTATAGTTCCCGCTGTTGATTGCATTCGCCAACTTAGTTGCAATATTCTGTTTTCTCGTAACTGTTGCCTTATTCATTTTATAATCCACCTTTCCATAAAATTGTATCGCATCCGTTAGTATCACCTAACAGATACAAAACTTATATATGTATCTAATACTATTGTATCACTATATTAGTACATTGTATAGCCAAATATTGCTAGATTCATTTTATATCTTTTTTTGTATCGGCAGCCATAATATAGTATTCGTTCCTATTTGTACAATTATAATGTACCGTATTTTGATTATTTTATATCATCTTTTCGATATATCCATAAAATCGTTTATTTGGCGATTTAAGCGACTTTTTGCGTTTGTGGTATATCCCCCCGCCCATGTCATAAAAGCCTTGATTTCTGTTGGAGCTATACAATTCGCTATATTGTCAGATTATTCATTTTTCCGTCTTCTTTTCGGCACTTTATACATGTTTTATACATGTTTTCATGTTTTATACAGTTTTTATGCAAAAAGACAGGGTTAAAATGCATAAAAATCGGCAGTATGACATACTTTTAAACAAAAATGCGATCCGTATAAATTGTGTATAGTTTTCTGATAATTCGAACAAATTCCCTGGCGGTAGAAATGTACTAATTTTGTCCCACATATGTTAGACACAACAAACTATAAAAATAGATCCGTTTCCTATTATCTGATAATTATCCGTATTGTCTGTTAATTTGTATTGCGTTAGAGCACGAAACAATTTATCTGACAATTCACATTATTTTCTGTAAATTAGCACTCTAAAATGTGAAGTGCTAATTTTCTGTTTATTTTGTTTATTGTCTGACAATTTGGCGGCGGCGGCCACATTCAAGAATTGTTTGAGTTGTATATTTTTTATACACAATTTGATTAATTTGCGTCCTGTTATTATTGTGCCTATTGTATATATTTTATGCACAATTGAAACAATTAACTTTAGGTCCAGGCCTTGATATGCGTGTTATATACCACGTATAACAGTTTTGGCTGATCTTATTTTTGAGCCAGTTGTTCTATCTGTTATATAACATGCACACTGGACGTAAACGGTACAATGTGTCCCCGGGACCCGGCAGACCCGGCAGACCCGGCAGACCCGGCAGACCCGGCAGACCCGGCAGACCCGGCAGACCCGGCAGACCCGGCAGACCCGGCAGGGCGGATAGATCCGCTCTGGTGTCCGTACACGTACATGCGTAAAAGAGGCTTATAGGTGGGGGCGTGTGTACACGCAAAAGAGGCTTATATATAGAGGTGATGCAGACAGGGCAAAAAGCGGTGGCGATATCGGCAACGCTACCCGCTACCATTTGAGCCGGGAAACCTTACAATAAGAAGAAACTCCCATGAGTAAAGTGCTACCGTACGCAACTAAACTTTGCCGTGAGAAACGTTTACCGATGTTTGGAAGGGAAGCGACAGCGTTTATACATGTACTCTGTTTTGCTAAAAAATCGCTTAAAATGCCCATACGCAAGACTTATTGTTGGGTGATACCATATACTATAAAGTTGTAAAAACGCCTATACAAGGCTAATACGGAGAAATATGGCTATCCTATCCTCTCCCACCCATCAAACCATACATGGATAGGGTAGCAGCTCGACACCAGAGGAGATCCGCCGGGGGTTATATGTATACGCAAAAATTCCGAAACCAGAGGCATGTAAAAATTCCGAAACCAGACCCATATACGCAAAAATTTTCAAGCCAGACTTGTACTCAATTTAATAAACATTTTACAATTACGGATGCAAAAAGTATTGCAAAATGTATCACGTAGTAGTAGAATATAGAAAAGGAAAAATATATCTTATTTAAAGCCACCTCTAGCGTGGGTACACGCTCCGCCGGGGACTGGCAGACAGGTAAGACACAAAAATGAGGAGAAAAGAAATGGATATTAAGAAGGTTATGTACAAGGTTGATGACATCATCGACTATGCCAGTGAAAAGGGAATCGACTTTGACGACGCAATGTTTGAGGCTTACGAGCACATCGAAAACGTCGTTTTTCCGGCAGTCGTTGCTGAACTCCGTAAAAAGTTCGGCGGTTTCTCCGTTGATGTCGGGGACGAGCGGTACGAAAAAGCTTTCGGCCACAGAAAAATAGAGGAATACGTCTTTATCGAGGCAGAGTGCACAGATGAGGATACAGAGGATTTCGTTCCCTACAGCGACAAAATCGCCAACTGCCATCGTAAATGCCTCTGTGTAGATGACGGCACTCTTTCCGAGGCGTACAACGACTACGATGACGACGACAGGTTAGGATGGGTCGCACTCTATGACGTAGACATCCACTATGGAAAGCTCGACACAACATTTCTGGGCGAGACAGGCCTCATCTACAACATCGTCACTGGTGATGTCACGATGTAACAGGCTGATAGCTGATGACATCCCCGTCAGGGGATGTAAAGCAACGCCCTACGCATTCAAAGTGGTAGGCAGCTTAAAAATTCCAAAATGAGAGGAGAAAAAACATGAAAAACTTTAATCACTATGGCATCTTCGAAGAACTCTTTATCGAAGGAATCCACGAATCTTTCACCAATGCAAGAGATATGGGACTCACATTCAGGAACAAAGAGGAGTTCCTTAACGGTGTAGAGGTCGATATGCAGGAGAACTTCCGCAACTGGCTCAACACCGGGTACGCTTATTGCTACGAGTTCGACACGAATGATTGCGACCGATTCATGATGTCGAACGCTCACGATTTGCTTCCCTTTACCAGTGCCGTAAGAAAACTGAAACTCCCCTACGAGTTCGATGCGTTAGATCCGAACGGTTTCACAGAAGACTTCTTCTGCCTGATTACTCGCGAATGCGTAGCTGATGTCATAAGGCGTAGCAACATCCTTGAAAGATTTTTCGAAGGGGAATTCGTACTTGGATTTAAAGAGGAATACATCCTCTCCCACGAGTTTGAGGAGTACACCAATCGGACACAAGGAAGCATGGTATTCCACTTAGTCCAAGGTCTCATCGACCGGGCAAGAGATGCTGAAAGCTGATGGCGTGGGAGCAATCCCACGTAAAGCTACTCCCGTGCATCCAAAGTAGCGGGCAGCTCAATCAAAAATATCCAAACGAAAGGAGATCCGAAATGAATCTTACAGTAAATCGGGAACTTGAAATGTACACAATGGTAAAGACGCAGGATGGAAAATGGGCAGTCCCTTTTCGTACAACAGATGCTGAATACATCTACAAAGATTTGGCTAAATGCCTCATCGATAAGAAGATTAACAGATGCACCTATATCAGGAGCATCAAGAGGATTCCGAACTATGACGGGACCCAGACGATTGTGATTACTCACGACAACGGTGTCAAAGCCGTCTACACGGTTGAAAACTGATGGCAGCCCGTCCAGGGCTGTAAAGTTGCACCCCGGACATCCAAAGCACCGGGCAACCAAACAGAAAGGAGAAAAAGACCATGGAAATGGAAAGAGAAGCGTTCGGCAACTACAAAGGGGAAGCATTCACTATCTGGCGATACACCCGCTACATCGGAGATAACAGGCTCCGTCTGCGTGTCACAGAGTTTCAAATCGACATCTACCCAGAGACGATGAAAGAGGTCTCTGAAGAGGCAATTACCCGGCTCGAAGACAAGTATGAGACTCGTGTAGACTTTTACACGGCCATGCCCAACAGCATTGACGATTGCTACAGGTTCCTGATGGACGAAGAACGCAAGGAAATTTTTTGAAAGGAGAATCAGGATGGATACGACAAGGATTGAAAGGATGAGGAAGATCCGTGAAAAGCACGAAAGAGAAAAGCAGGACTTAAATCAGGAATACCGCAGAAGGTTTGAGGCTCTGTTTGGGCATGATGGATGTGTTGCGACAGAGGACATCATGCAGCTCAACGACTGGTATGATGTTGCAAAAGCCGACATGGATAAACGCCAGATTGACGAAATCATCGCAAAACTGGCCTAACCGAAAGCTGATGGCATCCCCTGATGTGGGGATGTAAAGCTACACCCTGTGTATCCAAAGTAACAGGCGGTAAGTAAGAATTCCGAAACCAGAGGTAAAAATTTTGAAAGGAGACGAGCATGTACGAGGCAATCAGAGACCGCATCTTGGAATTCATGGGCGATAATGTGGATTACTACATTTCCCCGGCTGACTATGATACGACAGATGAGTTTAAGGAGGCTGTCTACGAGTCAATCATGGATGGCGATTACATGGACGGTGATACACCAGAAGAGACGGCGATTCGCAGGAAGGCAGTAAGACCTGTACTGGACGAAATCTTTTCTGAATTCTTCACAGAAGAAGAATTTTGAAACTACAGAGAGGAGATTTAAGATGTTTACTACCAAGCTAACTGAGAAAAAAATCAAAACCATCATCGCAGACTATCAGGAAGATTCCGGCAGAGCCTACAGGCAGCTACTGAGTGGAAAGATCAGCCTGTACGGATGGAGTAACAGGATGGCGGATAACTTCAGGACGATGTCAGAGGACATCAGAGTCGTATATGAGTACGGAGATATGGACATCATCGCTTACATGGCTCAGGTCGAGAAAATTACCGACATCCACACAAAGCAGATGCGAAAAATGTTTCTTGACTACAAAAAGCGGTTTGGCTGACGGTTGACGGCATCCCCGGACAGGGGATGTAAAACGGCATCAGGAACATCCGAAGCATCCTGACAGCAAGAATTTCCAAACCAGACCTGTATTACCATACATTTTGTGTTGACAAATGTGTCTGGAAGTAGTAAAATATACTCAAATAGAAGTACACAGCATTTAGAAAGGAGAGCAGCATGCAGGATAAAGAAATCCAGTTATTAGATTGGGGAGCATCAATGTACGGCGGATACTTCGCCAACTTCTTCTATGACGGCAAGTGCACTGGTGAGCATGGAAGAACGCTGAAGGAACTCCGGGAGAAACTCAAAGAATACGGAATCGACAAACTTCCCCGGTGGCAACGCAGAGACAACATTTGAAAGGAGCAGCTCAAATGAAATACTTCAGAATCTCTAAAGCAGACGGAACAGAGGCGGAAATCACGAAAGAACGTGCGACCTTCATTTTGGAAGGTACGTACAAAAAGGAAGTTGTCGAGGAATTGTTAAACGTCCCCGGACAGATTCCTACGATGTTTTCTATAATTGTAGTCTCTGAATGATTGGTATCCAGACTTCTGTCCTGCTCTTCGGAATAGGGCAGAGGTAAGGACACTAACAAAAGTACAAGAGGAGAAACAACATGAAAAAAAGAAAAATCGGCGAACTGAATATGCCGAACATGCCGGGAATCTTCACAATCTATGAGGAAGAAGGCAAGACCAATCCGTACAGCATCTATTACGCCTATCGTGCATATGATGGAAATCACTACCCCACCAAACACAAGCGGCTGGTAGAAAGATACGCAAACTTCCCCAGTGTGATGGCACACATGGCAGACATGGCACTTGGGAACATCTACGGCAGATGCTTTGAGAAAGGAGTATCGGAATGAATCAGAATCTCGACTATGCAAAAAAAGCAGCTCTAGACAGCAGAGCATTGAGGATGTTTAACTGCTGTTACCGGGAAGAGGAAGACATCCGGGAGACGCTCGTAGAGGAAGGATACACCAAAAAGGACATCAGGTATATCGTCCGTAAGGTCGAAGACATGTGGGACATAGCAGCAGGGCATTATTAAGAAAGGAGATAACGATGGCTAAAGCAAAAATTGAGAAACTGTTTGATTCTGACGGCAAAATCATGGGGTACTTCCTCAACGGCTACTATCTCCTCAAGAAATGTGTCTGGATGAACCAGTACGCATGGTGCGTAACAGATGACATGGACGTTCTGTGGCTCGGTTGCGATATAGAAAAATTCGCAAATACCCATTTTTTTAGATGGGCAAACTCCTACAAAGAAGGCAGAGAACTGCTGAAGACGATGGCAGAATGCAATGGCTGATATCCGAATTTCTGCTCTGATCCACGGAACAGGGCAGAGGTAAGGACATTAACCAACAATAAAAAGAAAGGAAATAAAATAATGGCAGTAAAGTTGGAAGTGTACAAAAAGTTTGAAACCATCATTGAAGATGCACTGGTAGACAGCTATAAGCGGTCTGCTGAATACGGCGGTAGAGTAGGCTATAAGGTTTATATATGGTCTGACGGAGAAATCGAGACTCTTGAGGTTACTCCCGGTAGCAATGACTTTTTGGTGGCAAAAGACTGGGAAGACAGGGAACTCTACTACCTCGCATCCATCTTTGCACATGTAGAGGATGACGTAGAGGACGAGGTGCAGCTCGATGAACTGGCAGACTGGTTCAGAGACGAACAGGTCTGGGTAATTATGTACATCATCAAGGAAGAAGCAGAAAGGTGGGGAGAGTGAAAAGGCATCTTTCGGATTGCAGAGTCTACCTGAGAGGTAGTAAAAAGACAATCAGACGAACGGTTTACCGCAGTGTAGAAGACGGCAGATACTACATTATCTGGTACGGCAATTATATCGAGGTTGAGGCAACCTACACCAATGTACAGCACGGATGGATAACCAGAGAGGAATATTAAGGCGGAACTCGCAGAGAAAGCATATTAACACGATATCGGGCGATTCTGGGCACTTTTGTATTACAGCCTATAATCTGGAGCAGGATGTCTGGAATCGCCCAGAATAAGCAAGATAAGGAGATTAAAAATGGCAATCGAATACAAAGGCAAAGAGTTTAAAGGAAAAATCATGAGGCCTGTCGGGGATGACGGGAAACGCAGATCCAAGTATGACCGAATCGAGGCGAATCTTCCGCTCGGCACGAAACAGCAGTTAGTCGAGCATGCAGAGCGAAAAGGCGTATCTGTAGCACGATATATCGCCATCGCACTTTATGCCCAGATGGATAAGGATGACGGCAAGGAGTTTGAACAGACAACCTACTCGCTGAAGCTTGCACAGGGCAGATTTGATGCGGCCAAGGTAGATGATCTCGAACCCGGATGTGTCGCAAAAAATCCCAAGGCAGTCCCTATGACTATCCTGTCAACAGAGGACGAGGAGACGGCTCTGGAAGAGGCAAAAAACTATAAGACGGTGGTATCCATCAGCGGGTATGATGCCGTTGTGACAGAGTTCTGGATTGTGAAGGAGTCCTATGGCAGAGACGGCGAACCTACACAAGAGCCAGAGGTCATATACATTTCAGAAAGGGGATAATGATGATTGAGTATATGGATTTTAGTGACACCAAGAACGCTCTGGTCTATAGGAAGACAGAGGATGGCTACTACATCTATTCCAGAGGCGGGGGCAGATACCCCTACGGAGCAGCTTATGGCAACAGAACGATTGAGATGGCAATGACCTTTGAAGGGGCATTAAACGCAATCAGAGACCACAGAGAAAGGGCAAGGTAACAAACATGGAATTTAGATATGGCATGCGCTTAAGAGGATTTGCTCCAATGTGTCAGCCGATGACTGGACTTATCCGTAGAGAGGATGATCCGACAGACAAATATTTCGACATCCTCGTTTACGGCAGAGAATTAAGCCAGAAAGAACTCACAGACTATCAGCTTGACAGATTGGCGGAAAAGACCATCTACAGATTCAAGGGTAGTGTCAACAATGTTAAGGAAGATACCTACAAAATCCTGTTCATTGTCAAAATGACCCCGGAACAGCTTATGACGGCAAAAACTATCAAAGCAGCTCTGGATGAGCGCACAGACTTTTATCAGGACATGACTTTAGAAGAGTTTGAGGAAGAGTGCATCAACACAGTCTGGTTGGAAGTCTACGAGGACGGAGTGATCGCATGGTATGATGGAGTGTGAAAGATATGGGAATTGAGGATACAATCATCATGCTCAAGAACAATCGGGACATCGAGTATAGAGATTACATCGACCTGTTCCTGACTTGGGCAAACGGACATAAAGATGATCCGCACTTTGCCGATGTGGCATTGCACAAACTGTTAAAAATCAAAGAACTGGACGCAGACCGCAAAAATCTTGAGTGGGCAATCAAGATGGCAGGAATCAGTCTGGAAGAATACAACAACGGCTGAAATATAAAAGGGAGAGCAGAATGTACCTGTTCTCCCTTGTTCTTTGTCACAGACCCCACAAAAAATCCTGTACCCCACTGGCACTCCTTCAGCTTCATTTCACTCGAAATCTATGGCACTTTCTATCCGTATTTCATTTTCATGTCGAACATTGTCGCACTCTCTCCTTTCGGCTTATCTGAGCCATTATTCACTGATTGTTGAGATGTCATAAGGCGTTGCCTGATAAACGTAATAAGTCGATTTTCATCTTGGTCAAATTCCAAAAAATGACGTAATTAAGCCATTTTGTGACCAAGTTAAGCAATCAATACCCCACAGCACTCCAGTCAATTTCGACTGAGTCGAAACCGCAGTCTCCCGGCACAATCATCTCTATCGAGTCAAGCATCTTATCCTGCACAACGTGAGTATAGAGATCCATCGTCATCTTGATTGATGCGTGTCCTAAAAATTTCTGGACTACTTTTGCATCGACTCCCGCCTCAAAGCATCTGGTAGCGAAGGTATGTCTAAAGCAATGCGCTGAAAAATATGGCAACTGTTCCTCTTTGATCCTCATCGCATTCATGTCAGTGACGATCCGTTTTATAGCATCGTTGTAGATGGACGCATTTAGCGGTGAATTCCGCCCGGTCACAAAAAGATAATGGCAAGTCCTGTCAGGGTTATTGGATGCGACAACCCTTTTCTGGCACACCTGTCTCTGCAAAAATTTCCTGCACTCGCTGTTCATCGGCACATCCCTGATTGACTGAGGCGTTTTGGGTTCTTCCTCGTGAAATGTCTTCCCGGTGTCTTCCTCATACTTCTGGTAGACAAGTGTCCGCCTCACCCTGATGATCCCGCCATCAAAATCGATGTCTTCCTCTTTGAGTCCGTACAGCTCGCCCGGACGCAGACCTGTGTTAAGCTGAGTCATGAAGGCATTTTCGTAGAAAGTCCCAGAGCAAGCTATGCAAAATTCTCTCTGCTCCTCTTGCGTCAAAAATTCCGCAGCCACGCTCTTCTTCGATATCGTCCTGACACCCTTTGCCGGGTTCTTCAACAGCAAGTCATCCTCTATCGCACGGTCGAACATGTCAGATAGCATGATTCGTATCTTGTTCTGACGCTCGTACCCATATCCTTTGTCATGTGCTTTCTTGATGACATCTTGGATCATCGACTTGGTGATGTCTGTCAACTTCACATTGCCCAGTTCCACCTCGATATTCTTCTCGTAGACGTTCTTATAATAGCAGAGTGAGTCCTGTCTCAAAGAATGTCTTTTGTACACTTCTAACCACCTGTAATACCATTGGTCGAGTGTCATCTCTTCCCGGATGGCTTTTCTGGAAAAATCTACAGCCAACGCTTGGAGTCTCTTCTTCCTGACATCCTGCAATGTATCGCCGTAGATGCTGATCCGTTTTCCAAACCTGTCTACGAACCTTGCCTCATACTTTCCGTTTACTCGTTGTCTTAGTCCTTCGCCTAATTCTCTTCCTTTTCTGTCCTTTCCCATTTTATCCTCTAAAAGAGCCTGTGACATACCTATCATAGCACATCACAGGCAATTTGCAAAAATCTTGTTACTTCTCCGTGAGCGCAAGGATATCGCTTATGGGACTGAATCTCCAATCACAGTTGTGAAGAGTGTTAAAGTAGTCATAACCTTCGCACGTATTTGGAATGTGTTTCGCAGTCCACTTTAAAGGGCAATAAGCGCAAACTGCACTGCAAACATTTGTGTGATTGCCTTCCTCGTTTATTGCGTACTCACACAGAAAGCAGTAATGTATTACAGTTTCTGAAGGAAAGTGTTCTGTAACCCAATCACGTTTGAACTCCCACCGTTCATCAAATGACGGATTATCCCCCAGTTCGTCTCTCATATCTGACCACATCTGCCGATGCAGCTCAAGTGTCTTTTCTTTAGTTAACTCCATCTTTACTCTCCTCTTGTGTCTTAAAAAGTCCTAAACGGGCCTTGGCTTCAAGGTACATGGACAGATCCAAGATAATAGCTTTAGCCAAATCACCAAGTAACCTCTCTTCCGCATTTTTGAAACTGGAAGGATTGCAGAACTCCCCGGTAAATTTCTCGGCATCAGCAATGAATTTTTGCCAGTACTCGTCATTCTCTTCTGGTGTCCAGTTCGCCTGTGAGATGCCCATGAACCAAGACATCAGCTTGCGTTCTGGTGTACCTTCTTTAAACTCTTTCCTTGCCATATTTGTCTCCTACAAAAAATCCGAACCTACTCCATATCGTTCAACACATCTGAGACAAAACCTTGAATATCTGCAGCCAACCCTTCAAGCAAGTCGGTTACAGACTTATCTTTTATGTCAGATTCAACCAATATCCCTTGTACATATCCGATTGTGTATTGCCACGAACTAAGCCTACTGACAATCTTAGCTTTCTTTGCCGGGTCATTATTTGGCTCAAAGTTTCGGCGTTCTTTGTCACATAGACACGAGTAACAAGGTTCTTTCTCAGGAATAACATCAATATGCTTGCACCGTGTACAACGGCGTTCATTTCTCATATAGTCTCCTTATACAAATCTAAATGACGGGTCTACAAGTCTTACCTTACCCCTGACCAACTTGTGGAAACCGCAAGGATCATCCTCGACTTCTAACGTTATAAACGGTTCAAGCTGTTTTGCCAGATTAGAGGACATTTCCCTGACACACCATTCTGATACCTTGTCTGCCCCGAAATGCATTACATCATTTCCATCCACATGCATCGCATAGGCGAGCGTCCTGACCTTCGGACTTTCCACTACGTATTTTATTGTCGGAACACTGTCAAAAGTTTTTTCAAACCTTGTTCCGCAATATTCGCAGACACAAGTTTTTGGATTCACATATCCGCCACAGTTCGGACAGCGCAGTTCTTTCATTATTCTTTGCTCCAAAAAATTATTCCCCGTCCCAGATCAACGGTTTGCCATCTTTGTCAACAAGCAACGTAAACGTTCCGCCATTATACGTTCCATGAGAGACAGTATACATAACACCTTCTTCTCTATCCGCAACGATTATCCACATTCCTGTTACTTCTACAATGGCAAACCTACTCTCGTCAGGCCTTTCTTTCTCGGCCTCGGTTACTTTAGAACATCCTGTCAGCATAATTACTGCGATAAGGATTGCAATTACTCGTTTAATCATTCTTCGTTGTTATCCTCTCCCAAATTGGTAAACCCAGAATCTCTGATATAGGTGCTTCTAAATAATAAGGTTCGCTGAAATAATAGCCGTCAGATCCTTTTTTATAATCCTTAAAATAACATCTCCCATCCGCTGTAGGCCACATAACAGGACACCAACCACACGACAACTCATGCCCAATCATCCTGCCCAACTGGTCTACATGTTCACAAAGAAAGCAATCATTCTTTACATCTTCGAATCCGTGTTCTTTACACCAGTCTATCTTGTACCAAACACGTTTTTTCCAGTCCGGGCAATCGCCTAACGCTTCTCGCATATCAGACCACATTCTAGTATGCAGCTTAAGTGCTGTTGACATTGTTATCAGCTTATCCATTTTCTTCTTTCTCCCAAATGGGACAGTTAATCCGTGTATTGTCACCCCATTCTGGTCTGTATTCACAGTCTTTTAGCTTTCCGCATGTGTTGCAACACGGCAACTTGCTTACCCTGTCGTAAAAAATTACGCAGTCAATGATATAATATAATGCCTTCACAATTTCCCTTGTGGATATGTCTCCCATATTATGCTGACCTCATCAGAGTTACCGTATTTATAATTTCCTTAATCGCTTTTGCTGTAGGTGATGTGATCCACCCGGCGAGGTCGAGAACGCTACACCAAAGCAAGACAACATCTGCCACTATTATGACTGTAAGTATAACAGACCATGCCGAAAACTCCCTGTCATCACGTTTGAGCGATTTAGGGAAAAGGTATATCAAAACCATCAAAATCAAGGCTGAAAAAATAATTCCAACTATCGCCTCTGCTATCCCCAGTTTTGCCATCTCTGGAATCAGACACTGTGCTGTTGTCCCCAACTTCTCGCACAGCTTATCAATTACGGCATTTATCTCTTCGCTCATTCCTGCAATCCCCAATCTTCCGCTTCATAATCGTCAACAGATTCGATAAAGTAATCGGCAGTGGGACATGCCCATTCTATAAACCTTTCAAGCACCCTTGCTTCACGTTCTGTCATGTTGACAATAGTCTGTGAATAACCTTCTTTTGTGATCACATATTTTTTCATTCCTGACCACCACTTTTCCACGTTTCCGCTAACGCTCGCAAACACCCGTCTTTTGGAAGTACCACAACTGTTTTACACATAGTCGGCCAACCACAGATTCCTTCAAGCCACACATCCCAATTATTCATTACATTGTCTATAAAAGCTTGATCGTTTCCCCTTTGGATATACCGCTTTCTATATGTGGCTTTGTCAGTCAACGGTGGTATTACAACGATGTAACTTGCTTCAAGCTGCTCCAACGCATCTAACATTTCTGCGTGTGTCGATACCATGACTGTGTATCCGTTGTTGCTCATGTGCTTTGCCACATTTGCATACAGCAACCAGTTCTTTTCAAACGGTGTGCTTTCTAAGTCCACCCAATTGCTAAACTTTGCCATTATCGTTTTTCCCACTCCGGGGAATCCACAAATAATCATCCCTAATTACCGCCTTCCATCTTTACATCCAGTTCCTTAACACGTTCCTTATGTATTTTCTGCAATCTCATTTCAGCAAATTCGTACATCCGTGTTAGTTCTCTCAGGTCTTTCGTAACCATCATACGGTTAATGTTACCTTGTAACATATCGCACTCAATCATTAATTCTTGATGTGTCATCTTTGTTCGCAGCCATCCTTTGCCTCAATCAACGGACAGGATTCATCCCGTTTAAAAACACCGAAAAGCTCTTTCTTATTGATCCCGCAGTACCATCTTTTCCCACAACGTTGAAGTGTTGGACAATATAAACAGTCCGATGGCATATCCATATCAATCTGTATCATTCTTCCTCACCATCCTCATCCTCGTCTTCGTCCTTATAAACCGACAAGATAGTAATGTCATCAATATCATGCTCGTCAAAGTTGCCTTCAGCTTCATCTGCTGAATCCGCTTCGATGTAACCTTCAAAAGTCCCCTCGACATAATATCTACTCATTCCTGCTCTCCTACTCTCCTGTTCCACGCTTGGGATGCCAATAGTTCAACATCCGAATAATTCATACCTTTATACTCTATCGTTCTTACTCCACATTTTTTACATCTTACTTCTGCTGATGCAGAAAAAAATACGCTACTTAGTAAAACTGCTTTTCCGCCACAAAATGGGCATGGTTTTAATTCTGCCTTTCCCATTCCTGCTCACCTTCCTTCCACCATGTCAATGATTGCCGTTGTCAGCAATACAATCATTCCCACGACCAACATAAAGGCACTTATAGGAACCGCCACTTCATCATGACTTAAAAAAGCACGATACAAGATATGATGATCATGACGGCAGATAAAGGTTTTGCTATTGCTGTTTTCATTCCTGTTCTCCTTCCAACACAACCGCTTCTTTACACATTTCAACTGTATTTCTTACAGCCTTCACCAGTATGTCTTCACTGATTTCTAAATCTCTAACCTCTCCACTTCTTGCCATTCCTGCGCAGACACAGTCACAAATCATTTCGATTACATCGATAAGATTTACATCATCAGGGCATCTCTTCAGTAGATGATGTCTTTCGAGAGCATAGTGGTCTTTGTTCCATTGTCCATCTTCGAATTTGATTCTGCCTTCAATGGTGTTACAAAGGTCACGGTAGAAATTGCTTCTGTATGGCTCTTTTGTTTTTGTCCAATCGTGATTTGCTCCTGCATCATTAATCATATACGCAATTGCTCTCATCATACTTTTTACGTCTTCAATGTGAGAAGTGTTTGCATCTGAGAACTCATAAAAAGTAGGTGTTTTTTCTGCTACTCTGGTATCACCATTTGTATTTCTTTTAATTTCTACTTTGTCCATTAAGTGTCTAACCATCTTCTCTCCTTTCCTTATTGTGCAAGTTCTCTTATTGCAAATAATCTACCGTCAACTCGGAATTTGATTTCTCTTCCTTCATATCCTGCTTTGAATATTTCTTCTTTCGTCACAGGTATCCACCGCTGTTTTTCCAACGCTTCAATTGCCATGTCCAACGATTTTCCACCAACGGCAGGTTTGATATTGTCTTTTATATCTTTGATCGCTTCATCAATCGTCATTATTGTTCACCTCTCATATCTGCATCTGTTTCCCCTGAATATTGCACCTTCCCATACCCATTCATGGTAGATACAGTCAGGGCAATAATAACGATTTCTCTTGCACATAATTCTTCGTTTTATAGCCTTAATCAGTTTTCGGATCATTCTGCTTTACCTCTCATATCTGCATTGCACTCAGGGCAAAAATTGCTCAGCCATTCCGCACCAGACTGATAGGACGGTGCATAGGAACCGCACTTGTCACATTTGTGACCGCCTCTGCCGTTTGTGACTGGTATCCAGTGCCCTGTCTTGCGTTCTGGCTTTGCGGATGGAATAGCGTCAAAGTCATCAAGGTCTATTTTGGCATAGCGTTTCAGTTTTTCGCCCTTATGCGTATAGATCCTGACCCCTCTTTCGTTAAACAGTATGTCTTTAACAGCCTGTCTGCGGATTAAGTCATCCATTCGGTTCACCTCTCATATCTGCTCCGCACTCTGGACAAAAATTCAATTTGAATCCAAGCCCTCTGTGCCGATACTCCACATTCCTTCCAGAGTTACGTTTGCCCATCTTTGTGTACCAAGTGCGTTTCACGATCGCCACGGTATACTCGACCATGTACTTTCCATATTGCTTGATCTCGGATTCAGTTGCCCACGACTTGCAAAGCTCTTCTATCTGCCGATTGGTTTTCATCGCTTCGCAGAATTTACATTCAGCCATGCTCACCTCTTCTCCTTGCATTAAACACATCCCGGCAACAGCTAAAAGGAGCGACATGATGGTTTGCCACCACACAACGATTATCAATATAATTTACACAATCTTTGCACCTGATAACGTCTGACTGTGCGGACGGCAGTTCGTCAATATACTCAATAATGCCCTTCCAATCGTCCCTTGTAATATCAAGCGAATCGACATACTCTCTAAATTCCTTTTTCCATCTGGATGTGGCTTCGGGTTCTGACTGTTCGGATGGCAAATGTTCAAACCACTGCTTCATTCGGAATATCGGCACAAATTCAGAGCCATTCGTGTAGATATGCTCTGTATCTACAATTTTGTACTGCTCCATAAACTCTTCCACGGTATCTGGAAATGTCATACAATCATTCATCGGTTCTCCTCTCTGCCCAACACGGCAACTGTACCATTGCCATTTTCATTTCGGTCTGAACCGTACTACACCAGTTTTTCAAATTGTCCGATTCAATCTGGCTACATATCTCGGTAGGGTTGATGTCGAAAATCAGATCGTTTAGCTGTTTTGCAGCTTTATCCGTTTTTGGTGGGAACCAACATTTCTGCTCAAACTCACCTCTGATAAACTCCAACATACTTTTGTATTCTCCTCTTGGCATATCGTCAAAGTATGTAGTTTCACGGAGAAAGCGCATACAGACTGCCACAGCATCATCGAGTGTTAACATCAACATTCCTCGTTCTCCTTTTGTTGTTAAAAGCCGTTACTTACTATCCAGATCACACCTATCACACAGATAGCAAACCATCCACCCATTAACCCGCAAAAATAACATGCGCTGTCTTCTGTTGTGGCAATAACCCCAAGAGCAATAAAGGCGTTAACTACCAAAAATATTGTAAAAGCTATATTGATTACAATTTGTGCGTTACTCATCTTTCTCCACTCCATAGCTGCAAAAATCATCAAAATATGTCTCAAAGAATTTTGGATCATGATACCTGTTGCCCGCCAACTCTGGACGTTTGCACATGCCGTCATCCTCGTCCCAATGTTCGCACTCCTCACAGTACACGATTTCTTTCCGGGGGAGTTGTTTCAGCGCAAAACTTGCACGGTCTCTGGAATCTCTGTTAAACCCTTCTGGGATTTCGCATCCATAGTCCTTGATATCCTCATCATAAAGCCGATTCATTGCCAGTAGGGCAACATCAAGGTTTATCATTCTATCCATTAGTTAGCACACCTCTCTTCCATGTATATACAGTCCCATCATTATCTATCAGGTGAAACTTTGCGGAAAGTGTCACATCTGGGACTCTTCTGAGTCTAAGTATACCGTCAAGTCTACTGTAAGATTCCGTATAACTTGTATCCTCAATTTCTAAGTCGGAAAGATATGCTTTGGCTATCATTTTGCCCCCACCTACATCGATCTTAATATAGGTGGGTTTGTCAAAACTGAGCGAGGTAAAGTCGTGGAATACCGTTCCGCAGTACTCGCACTTTTCGCCATCTACTGGAGCATTGCAATTCGGACAGTTAAGAATTTCTGGCATCTTTAAAACTCGAATGTAAGGTAATAATCATCATAAGGATCTAACCACCGCATAAAGGCAGCTCCAATTATATTGCCGACTGTCACGAGAAGTACAAACAGAATCTCTTTGTACCAGACCCCGCCTGACGATGACATAAGGATGTAGAAAAAATCTGCGACGCAGTGTTCTGATCCACATAAGATAAATGTCATAACTCCCAGAACCACAATCAATAGTTTGCGACCCTTTTTGTGTCCCATTACTGCGATGTAGATGCAAATCTCGCAGATAATTCCACGCAGGATGTTCTCGTAAAACGGTCTTCCTACCCTTGCAGACATATCGATTTCGCCTATGATTCCAGAGGCTCTTGCTAATAAAGCCATTACAAAGATGCCAACATAGTTGCCAAGGTTAATCAAGCCAAGTTCACCCCAGTCATCGCTTGTGCATAATGCCCCGGTAAGCAGCTTACTGCCGAATATAACAACAGAACATAGACCTATAGCAAACAGGAACGCACCAATTACCTTGTTTCCGCAACTCATGTATGCAATGCACCCCATCCCGATAAACACCCCGGCAGCTATAGCCTTCCTAAAAGTTTCGTAACCTCTTTCCACTCTTTAACAAATCTCCTTTTGTTCACGTTGCGGATACCCCAATCCAGACCAAGGTACGCTGATACTTTTTTTATCTGCTTTAGGGTTATCCCTGTTCTTTCTTCCGTCTCTTCCATCGACAGACCATCCTCATTAGCCAGTATCAATGCCCACTCGGTCTCGCTATAACCGCCTTCTTCAAATCCAGACACATTGTTTTGCCGAATCATGCATCAATGATTTCACCGTCCATCAAGTGAAGGATTCTCTGGTTAGAAGAGCCATAAAACTGAGATCCGGGCGGAACTCTCAACTCATCAACGTATTCACCGTCAACCAGAACATCGATGTTGTCCAAGATAACACCCACCCAGTAAGCATCTTCTTTTGTGGATATCCTTCTGTACGTGCTGAGACTTTCGAAATTGAACCCAGTGTAAAGCCAGATAGTCTTTGAGTTACCGAACCGACCACGAAACGCCCGGATGAGGAGTGCTACATCCCTGACGTTTTCTTTTTCTAACGGTTCTCCACCAAGGATTGACAGACCAGAGATCCCATCTTTTTCACACTCATACAAAGTCATCATCATGACTCGCCTTGTAAATTTTTCTCCAGAGTTAAAATCCCACGCCTCTGGATTGTGGCATTTTGGGCAGTGTCTTCTGCAGCCTGAGACAAATAGACTCACTCGGACACCGTCCCCATTCTCAATTGATACTTTTTTTAGCTTTTGGTAGTTCATTTTTGTCTTCCTAATTTATCTCGTAGATAAGTATCGGATTCATCCCGGTATCATACTCTAATTGTGAAACAACATTGTAAAAGATGTAATCTGACGCTTCTTCGATGGAGATGTTGTCTTTCTCGGCAAGAATCTCGCACATCCTATCAATGCTGTACACGAGCCTGTCGTTTGTAGACATTCCGATGACCGCATCATCGTAACCGTCTATAACCAAAACCGGGACATCCAAGTCCATATCATCAACTATGTCTTTGATATTCATGCCATTTTTCTCGCCAGTGCCTCAACGGCATCTACCGTAACACTATTTCCAGACTGTTTATAAAGCTGATGATCGCTACACAGCAGACTTGCCCGGTCGAAATAGTCATCTGGGAACGTTTGCAGACGATAACATTCCCTTGGGGTGAGTTTTCTTATAGTGACCCAGTGCTGCCTTACAGGATGCCAGACTGCATAAACAACAAGGTCATCTGAAATCTTAAAATATCTGCCATCATTCATCGCTGTCACTTCCAATCTTTCCCTTACCACGAAGAGCAGCCACCCCCACGACTATGTGTGGTTCTCTCCCGCCACCTTCCATTTTGTTGAGAGTAGGGCAAATACCTGTCGGATCATAAACTCTGTACCTGTCAGGATTATGGCGAAGAGACACTGCTAGATGGCCTACTTGTTTTATTTGGTTAGCGCAATCTTTTCCATTTGCTCCTTCGATAGGTAATACCTTTGAGGTGTGTCTTCCTCTAAGATGTCCAACAATGAAGATTCTTTCCCGGTGTTGTGGGACGAAATATTTTGAGTCAAGAATCTGCCATTCCGCATCATACCCGACTCCATCCAGTTCACTGAGGACTCTGGCAAAATCCCATCCCCGGTTGACACCAAGCAATCCCTTAACGTTCTCAATGAGCAAATAACTGGGTCTATCGTCTTTTTTTGTGTCCTTGAGCAATCTGATGATTTCATAGAAGAGGATTGATTTTTCTCCGCTAAGTCCTTGTCTGCTCTCTGCTCTGGCAACACTGATGTTTTGACACGGGAATCCAAAGCACCAACAGTCTGCTCTTGGGATTTCGTCTGCCCTGATATTCCTGACATCTTCTCTGAACCACTCTCCATTTCGATACTCTTCCTTTAAAATTTCCTTCTGCCGTTTTCTGGGTGGGAGACTTGATAAATAATCAATCTGTTCCTTTGTACACAAGTGCATAGCTGTATAAGCCATGACGGCGTACTTGTCGAATTCACAGAACCCGACACACTCATGCCCCGCTCTTTCCATGCCAAGACGGAAACCCCCTATATCCCGGCAAAAAAATCTATAAAAGTTAATCTGCCCATTTTCTCACCCCCTTCCACTTGTAACCACCCGCAGTGTTCCTTTGCCCCATAAGCACTTTCCTAATGTTCTGTGGATATATAGCCGTCTGTCTTCCTGCCTCATTTATGAACTCGTATTCCCTTATCGCCTCACCTGTTCTTGGGTCGATCTGGACTACTCTTGTCTTTGGTCTCCCCGCTCTGCCAGTGACCTTATTGAGTCCTAACCTGTACGCATGAATTTGATTTTTCACTATTCGTACACCAACCTATTTCTTTCCATTCTTCACCAAGATAATCGAACTTCAATCTATATATTCCTCACAAATATCTACAATATGTTCACACAGAAGAACTGGGATTTTCGCCCTGTTCTTTGAGCCTTTAATCTTCTGAGTTCCACACTTTGTTCCCCTTGGTGCTTTCTCGTGGCACGGATCTCCATTCTTGCAAGGCGGAATAAACTTAGGGTCTGGGTGATTCGTCCAAATGTCCGTGGGTTTCATACGGGTCTCGCCATATTTACAGTACGTCACTGTGTATCTCGGCAAATCCTGCATCCACCACATTTTTCTCAGACCCCCCCTTGGGTTTTCTATGAAATAGAACTTCGGATTGAGTTCTTTTATTAGCTCTAAGACATGCTGATTCGTCTCATCACAAAACCTCGCATATTCGGTTATTGGTTCGAGTGACCCGTTTGTCTTGTCTCTTCTCCTATGATGATAGATTGCGGCCACGGAGTAAGATGAGCAGTCTGGACTTGCCCAAATCACATCCGGGTGTCCAAAATTCTCTAATATCTCCTGCGCTGTAAGTTTACTAATATCTTTACAAAGGTCTATGTTTTCGAAGTCTTTGTCCCAATCTACGGTATAGACCTCATGTCCTCTTCTCTCGAAGGCTTTACTAATACTTCTTGTCCCGGCAAATAACTCAAGGACTTTCATGCAGCTCTCATATCCATTGTGTCCAGTAAGCTAAATCTTTTTCGCAAAGTTCTTCGTACTCCTCTTCTGAATAAGTGCTGTGTAAACAATCGTCACAGCAAAAGTATTCGTCCCATTCTTCTACTACGTACCCTTCGACCATCTTTTCTCCACAGCAAGAACAGATCCTGTACTCTTCCTCGCTCAACAGGTCGAAGTTGATTTCATCGTTTCCCATGCGTTAGTATTGCTTTCCGGGTACTCCTTCGCAAAAATCTTTGACTTTGATTTTGCAAGCGATCCTCTTGCCCATTCTGTCTCTCAGTTCGACAGCAGGACGGCAGACAAAGCCTTCCATCTCATGCTCTGGATTGATGATCGACATAGGTCTCTTCTTGATAAGGCTTATCGCTAATTGCAAATTTCCGACATGTACAACAGGTACTGAAGGAATCCCGAACTTGTCAGCAACGTCCCATGCATCGTCAAGGCATAACCAGATGTCTGTCTGGGGGAAGTAGACATCAAACAGGATGAAGCCACATTCATCTGCCATGTACTTATCGCCGTTCTTCTGGATTTTGTTTCCATATCCTTCGCCAAACAGGATCACTTCCTTATCGCCGAATGCCTGTTCAAAAATCTCTTCCGCAGCGTCTCCCCGGAAAGTCTCGTTAAGACTCTGTAACAGATGTTTCGGAATGTCCGCTCTTTCAGTCCTGCCTTGAAACTCGACATCGTAACCTGTCCAGTGAACACCGATATTTGTGCCGTCTATCTTTTCAAGCATTATCCAGTCGATATATCTCAGGTTGTAGAGTTCCGGGGATGACCACTGGTCTGTCATCTTCTTATTGCTATCCCTTACAAAAGGGACAGGGATCTTATCATACTTAATCAATCTTCGTACCCCCATTTCTGATTCCTATATTTCGGCAACACTTTTTTGCCTGTAAGTTTTTCAAACTCGTCCCAATCTGGATATGTGATCCTCTGCCACATAAAAGCCATTTTTCCGTTCTGTATGCCATTAAGGTTCATAAACACATGGTTGTTTTCGACATATGAATTCAGAGGCATAAATCCCACAAAAGGACTTCCGTTCTTGCCAAGACAAAGCACAGGCTCATATGGCTCTGGCATTGACCTGTTCGTAAATTTTCTCCATCTTCCCATCGTTATTCCTTCTTATATAAATGGTGACTCATCGAATGGAGTATCATCAGCGAAATCCTCGAATCTCCCCTGTTCAAACTCCATCCTGTTATCTACTTGAGGCTGATTCTTAGGTGCGTCCTTATTCCAACCGTATATCCTGTTCTCAACAAAGCTGTTCTTAAGCCTTTTTGATTCTTTCTCATACCAGAGCGGAATAAAGACATCCGTAGAACCGCCATCACGGTCTTTTGCAATCTCAATGACGTTTGTCCCAGAATATATCGGATCATCATCGGCAAAATAGAACATCTGCTTTGACAACCTTTTGAAGTCGTTATTGTTTCTGTGGACGATGAAAGCATTATCAACAGCATTGGCGAGGTCTGCTGATCCTGATATATCATCAAGTCTAAGGAAACCTTGTGACTTCCTCGGATGTGCTACGAATAACAGATGTATTGGATTGTCTTTATTTTTGGCAACCTCTTGCAGTCTCCAGATAAATTCTGTTTGAGCCTCATACTTGTCTCTGGAGAGAGACTTGGTGTCAAAGGCCATCAGATTATCCAGAACAAGAAAGTCGAGATGATGATCCTTAATGACTTTCTGGAATTGCTCTAAAACCGCCTCGAAATTGTTTCCGTAGGCATTGTTGTATAGAAAGAAGTGCTTTCCCAACCAAGCAGCTATCTGCCATGCTGTACGTTTTGGCACATCGTAGAAATTCTCATATCGGGTCTCTACGGTGTAACCTTTTCCTGCAGCCTGTAGGTTCATCCAATTCATAAAATTCCTTGGTCGCAGTTCCCCAGAAAAACACCCGACATTGTATCCATCATCTACAGCTTGGAGCATCCATTGGGACAACACCGTTGATTTCGAACCGCCTCTAAGTCCGCTTACTACTGAAACACACCCTTTTTTGAGACCTCTCATTCGCCTGTCGATTTCTGTCGTACCTGTCCTGATGAAGACCTCTTCCTCATGTGGCATCTCAAAGATGTCCATTGCTGTGTAAAAGACGGGTTCTCCGTCTCTTGGAATGATGTGCGCTGATTCGTCACGATCACGGTTGTAGTGGTTATAATGTTTCTTCTCATATTCCTGCTGACGCTTTTCCTGATAGTCTGGTTCGTACTTCATACGGAGATCAGACCATGTTTTGTCAGCACAAGAATTGTGAAGGCACTTGAACCCGATAGCACCGTTACTACTGCGGAATACACAGGCATCTTTCCCGGTATGAGACTCATTGAATGGACAATGCGATAAAACATACTTGACTCCACCGCTGTAAGGCTGTTTGTAGAAATCCAGACCGTACTTAGTCAGCCAAGCATCAAGGTCGAAAGATCCCGGATTGAAACCGTTATACTTCTGTGGTTTCTCAGGCTCTTTTGGAAGGTACGATGCGAGTTTCTCCAGATACTTCCTGTCCGTCATTTTTATCTCATCAGGGGCATGAAGTATCCTCGACATCCTGTGCGGTCTTTCTGGTGTGTTCGCCCCTTTAGCAGCTAGAGTTCCGTACAGCTTATGTACCCTTGACTGATTGTGGTTCGTCACATCAATCTTGACTTTGTCAGGTACAGAAAACAGCATGTCCAGTGCCTCTAATGCCGTCTTCATCAGAGCCTTGCCTTCGTCATTGGCATTTATCGCCACTCGGTAAAGTAGATGAACACCATTGCCAGATTCGGCAGTAACAGGAGTCTCAAAGCCGACCTGTTTCATGAACAGATAGACTTTATTGCCCAAATCTTTTGCCAACTGCAGCTCATCATCTGATGCCGATACTCCAGACGGTCTGACAGGGTCTAAGTCAACAAACAGCCATTCGTATCCTTGGACATCACCGTCACTGGTCGATTTGATGTTTTTTCCGCCGACAAACCTGTCTCTCTGGGATCTGCTGTAGCAAGCGTCATCCAGATGATTCAGCGTGATGTAGACATTGCAGTTCTGAAGACCTTGCCTTTTAAGTTCTCTTAACAGAATGTCTGAACCACGGAAGTACCCGGTTATAGGATTCTTTCCTTCGTAGATGATCCTGCATTCATATAGCTGATTATCTGGTTTGAGGACAGATATTGTTTTTCTGACCTCTTCCTCGTCAAACATCATTGCCATATCGATGTACCTTGGCTCTGAGTCCCTATGGCGGGTCTGTAGTCTCGATTGTTGTAGTTGCCTTCCAATACCTTCTTGAAGTTTTCCGGGCCAATGAACCAATCAAAACTGAATGAGCGCATAGACTTTTCTTTTCGTCCCATCAGGAAGTCACTCTTCTCTGCTACGGAAATGGCTTCAAGGATTGTGTCCTGTCCATAAGCCTCGATTCGGGAATCCACCTTCTTCTTTCGGTTGCTGTCGATACTTCTCAGTCTCGGAATGTTGGATGGCATGGTGTTGTTCCACGCATCAATCAGCCACTGATATTTGTTCTGACGTTCAGCCTTCCCTTCTGGAGCATCGTGCTGTTCGAGCATTTTCTCCCGGTATCTGCGCTGACGTTCAGCATTCTGCGCTCGTTTCTCAGCAAGTTTGTCTTCTGACTGATACTCTCCCCACTTAGGAATCGTAATGGCATCGTTGACAATCTCAATCATGCCGAAATCTTCAAACACCTTTAATGCCTGCCTGACTTCGCTTGCCTTTTTGCGAAAGATCACAGCCAACATCTCATCCGTATAAGGTATGATGTCGGTTAGCATCAGCATCCCACCACGGTTGCATCTCCCGGCGAGACAAAGCAGCTTGAACCATATAACAATCACAGCATCCCCGTTTGGCAGTTCCTCGATGAGTTTCACTTTTTCGTCATCGAAGATATCCACAACAATCTTTATCCACTTAACCCCGCTCATGCTTTTAGGTCTCCACTATCTCCAAAATCTTGTTTATCGGAACTTTCCACGAAATCGACATCCTCGCCAGATTGTCGTAGTTTGGAAGTCTGTCCCCTGATAACCACATCCTGACCGCTCTGGTACTTACCATCATCTCTTCGGCAACATCCTTCACAGAAAGGTGTCTGCGATCCATCAAGTCCTCTATGTTTCTGCCTGTCAACCTCATATCAACGTGTATCACCTCTCACTGCCACCCCAAGCATTTCCTCAAAATGACTGTTTATGTTTCTTATCTCCTTGATGGCATCAGCAAGACTTATTTCTCCATCAGCAAGAGTCTCTGCGGTAGTCCTGTCAAGGATCATCTTTACCGCTCTTTCAAGCATTGAAGTGTACCCGATGATGTCGTACACCGCTCTTTCTTTCCCTTTAGACACTACCGTCCGATGCCTGTCTCTTGCCGGGGCATAATTCATTTCATCAATAAGGATGACGTAATCGTCATTTACCCGGATCATCTTTTACCTCTTCCTTGTACGGTTCGAGCGGAGACCAAGCCACGATTCTGTCGGCAAACTGGCCATACCAATGTTCTCCATTCCAGAAGGCAGCCCTGATTTTAGGTCTGTAATAACCTTCCGTGGTTACCGCATACCACCTTTCAACCTCTGGGCTTTTCTTATCAACTGGAATCCAGAGGTCTTCCTGCTGTTTACTTGTCATCTCTGTCTATCCTCTCTATGTCTTTTATCGTGAAGTAGCCGTCTACATCCAGTAGTCCGTCATCTGTTTTTGCCCGGAACAAAAAGCCGTCAACTATTGATAAGACCGTGCCTTTCCTTCCTTGGAGACCACCACCAGATGCAGAACCGCCAATCTTTATTTTTACCCTGTCACCCTTGTTTATCGTCTTCTTCGCCATCTGGATACCTGATATTCTCGTCTCGCTTTTTGGCGGAACTTGCAATCCTCTGGAACACGACCACGGTGATGAACAAAGCAGCTATAAACAGGGCAATCTCTAACATTCCTAAGATGTCTACTGCGTTCCTCATGTATCACACCTCATTCTCTGGGAGTTCCAAGATTTCACTGATAGGAGCAACCTGATAATAGTCGCCCTTTAATTTAGTGCCATCTTCCAAGAAGGCCGAAAAGCAGATTCCGCTCCATGTGGGCCATTTGACAGGACAGTAATAACAAGACGCCGGTCTTTTGCCGTGTGAGTATTCGCACAGGAAGCAAGAGTTATCTACGTCTTCAAATCCGTGTTTATCACACCAGTCATCCTTATACGTTTCCCTCGCTTCAACGTCAGGGCAGTCTCCCAAATCATTCTGCATATCCGACCACATCTGCCGATGCAGCTTTAATGCTTCCTCTCTTGTTAAATCCATCTTTTAACACCTCTCAGGCAAGGCGAGAATCTCGCTGATAGGGCTTCTTCTCCAGTCAACCCCTATACCACTTATGGTTTTCTCGCAAGAGTTTGTGGATTCTCCGTCTCTCCCCCAATTGATAGGGCAACAAGAGCATCGAAAGTCCTGTACAGAATCAACGTATTCGCACAAAAAACAGTTTGAGCAAACCGCCTCTTTCGGGAATTTTTTATGCACCCACTTCATTTTGAAACGATGTCGCTCATATTGTGCAGGGCAATCGCCAAGTTCCTTTTGCATATCAGACCACATCTGCCGATGCAGCTCCAACGCTCGTTCTCTGGTTAAGTCCATTACGTCCCCCTTTCTGGCAGAGCAAGGATCTCGCTGATAGGGGAACTGCTATATTTGACATCTCCTCTCATACATCCTTTGCCCCAGTCAATCGGGCATACTGAAGTACAACCACCTTTGGCACGACTCAGGTCTTCGTTCTGCTCTACGTATTCGCAGAGAAAACAGTCCGCACACACATCCTCATATCCATTAATCTCGCACCACCTTCTCTTGAATTCCATTCGTGCGTAACTGCCCGGTCTATTGCCAAGGGCATCCTTCATATCACTCCACATTTGCCTGTGCAGAGCGATTGCCTCTTCTTTTGTAATTTTTCTATCCATCTTTACCTCTATCTAATAACGTAGATTGTTGTGCCTCTGCCACAGTGCTTATAGATGTAGTCCGCCATCTTGTTTTCGGTGCGAATACAGGCAGGAGAGTTGTGCGCTCCCAGTTTTCCACCAAGAAGGTAGGCTCTGTCATATCTCCATCTGGCATACATGTGATAGGTTAAGCTATGGATCCCCCAACCTTGCCATGTCATGGAACAACTCCAGTATTGCCATTTTTTACCTTCCTTATTGGTGTAAACCAATCTGTCTGACTTCCACCCGATTTTATGTGATCCTGCCGGGGTCTTAGTCGTTCTGGTTCCGGGGATATTTGCAGCACTGGAGCAAGGAGCGCACTTTATTAGTTTTCTCTTGCCACGTTTGCCTTTATATAGGAAGAGACACATTTTGCCGTAGCGGAGATCCGCTATAATCGCATACTCTGTATCGCTCTTAACATCTCGGCCTTTGGCTTTAACATCAGACGTTGGTGTTTTGCTATATTTGCCATGTTTAAAGATAAGGTTCAGTTCTACACCGTGGTCATCGTAGACCCTGTACTTCTTTTCGTTCTCAGCTTTCTCGATGGCAATCTGCTCTTTTGTTTTCTGTTTCTTTCCACGCTTTGCGTTATCTGCGTAAGCAGGAGTCAGGAACATCAAACAAGCAAGCAATATCGAAAGAAGCCTTACAAACCGCTTCACCACACACCTCGCTGACAGTCGGTAAGATGACCTTCTGAATCGAAATAGCAGACCCAAGCACCGATCCACACCTCACCCGTTGCCATTTGTCCATACTGGGCATCGACCATCTCCTGTGGGTAGAAGTAGTAGGTCTCGTCATCAATGGTGTGCCAACCCACTAACATATCAGCCTCACTCCAACTGCCATTATTGATGTAGCAGAAACGGGCATCACCTTCCTGTACCCAGACAAAGACCTGTTCTATATCACCATCCGCATAGTCTTCACCCGCCCATGCAGGAATCACCATCATCAGGCATGTCAGGAAAATCATCAGTATTCTCTTCATTTGCTTTCTCCTCTAAAAAGTCAAATAGGCTAAGTTGTCCCTCGCATTCGTAGTTTCTAAAAACTCTTGCAGCTTCAGATCCCGGTTGAGCCGACCCCACCTTTTCTCTTGCCATCCGCATCATCTCCCACGACAAGACCGTGAATCACAAAAATGCCCTGTGCAATTCTCTCGCCGAACCTGATAGTCTGGTTGGTAGATGTCATGTTCCTGAGAGCAATGATGATGTCGCCCTCATTGTCCTCGTTGCCGTAGTAGTCAGCATCGATGATGCCAGTTCCATTTGCCAGTGCAAATCCTCTCTTGATTCCCATTGATGACCTGAGATGGATTTCCAGATGGAAGGAATCATTCCCCTCGAAGTTGCACTTGATTCCAGTGTTTACTTTAATAAGTTCACCCGGACGAAAAGTCAGGTCATAGGGGCAAACAAAATCGTATCCTGCAGCCGACTTGGTCGCTCTTTTGGGAAGTTGCACTGCATTGTAGTCACAGATCACATTCTTGTCTGGAATCAGGCTTTTTTTGTTTTCGTAAAACTTTTTGTAGCTTACCTTTTCAAAACGCATAGTTTTCTCCACTAAAAAACCGGGTTTAAGCTGTCCAAGCCTTCCCGGTCACTCTTCCTCTAATTTGAGGATTTCCGATATGATTTGTCCTGCTTTTTCTGGAGTGCAGAACCGCCACTCCACATGATGCTTTTTGCCAAAGCTATACATGATTTTAAACATCGTCACGTTGCCGACAGGTTTAGGCGGAAGTTTGACTGTCTTCCATCTGCCTTCCCGATGTGCTTTTGCTATCGTGTTATACCTGTGCATTCTGGGATTTGACCACTTGGTTTTGACATCGTCCAGTGTCTTTATCCCATCATCGTTTTCTATCAGGACAATCAGTCTGATCCCATTCTCATGAGCATTGTCTGCCTCTCGGCGAAACCTTTCATGTTCCTTTGTTTGACACAAATTCTGGCATATCTCATCCATACTCCTCTTGGTGTCAATGACAATCGACATGTTTTGCATCGTTGTGTAGTCACCGACAGGTAGCTTGCTGCGAAATGTCTTGATTCCATGTTCCCGGAAATATCTATCCTTCAGAACATGCTTTCCAGACTGTTGTCGTGTATCAATCAGTAGTGTCCTCATGTATTCCGAACCTCTTGCGATATTCTGCTCCCGTAGGGGCAACAGGTGTGTAGGACGGACGTTCATCCTCATAATCAATGTGGATGTATTTGTCACACTTTTTACCGTCCAACCTTGTTAAACATCCATGCGTATGACAGCTTGCCTTCGTCATCACACCTTTATACCGCCTACAGTACCCGCAAACATTGTCCGCTTTTACTGGATTCCCCGAAATATCGTAGAAGTATCTCGAACAGCTATATGCCATCAGCTGAATTCGTCAAGTCCTGCGTTGACATAATCATCGATGGCACTCTGTCCGTTGTTCCCGGAACTGCTCTTGTTCCCGCAGAACTCCCAGTCATCAATGACAACGTCTGTGGTGTAAACCTTGTTGCCATCCTTATTTGTGTAACTCCCGGTCTGAATGTGACCGTTGACATAGATGAGATCACCCTTGTGGAAGTACTTGCAGATGTTATTGCCCATCTTGCCGAATGCTACGCAACTGATGAAGTCAGCGTCAGGCTGTCCTTCCTTTTTAAATTTGCGGTTTGTTGCAAGTGTGAACCGCACTATATCGGTCTGACCCGCAGTGCGGAGTTCTGGATCTCTTACAAATCTACCAATTCCATGTGTTCTAAACATTAAGTTACCTCTCTTTAAAAATATGATTTACCGGGGACGGCATAATCTGCCTTTATCCCGATTTCTTCCTCTATTCTCTTAACGGCCATCTCAGGGACGCACCCACTAAAAGACATGTGACAAATCAGTATATTTTCCATGCTTTCGGTCTGATTGGCTTTGAGAAAAGCTACGCAAGCGTCCTCAGACATGTGTGTCAGATAAACCCTGTCCCTTACCATGTCACTGTGGCTTTGTTCTGCCAAATCCGACTGATAGTTACATTCAATCAAAAAATCATTGACTTTCTGCCTTTTGAACGAGTACTTGCAATACTCTGCATCAGTTACGTATAGCAGCTTTCTGCCATCATACTTAATAAGGTATCCTACGCAAGGGACATCGTGCTGAACCTCGAAGCACATTACTTTGAAGTCTCCGAACTCCCGGACAGTCATGTTGTTCTTCTCAATGTCCTCGTAAGGTTTCCAGACATCGATACCGTATAGTTCGAGTTTATCTGCTGATAAGACATGGTCTTTATGCGAGTGCGTCACCAGACAGCCTTGGGACTTCATGATGTCATATCTTAGACCTTTCATGATCCCGGAAAGTCTAATTCCACAGTCGAGCAGTAACTGCTGTCCGCTCTTTGACGTTAATATGTAGCAGTTACCACTTGACCCTGTTCCAATAACTTCCAACATGCTTAGAAGTCTTCTACCTCAACATCAATTGCATTTGCCTGATACTCTGCATCGGCAAGTGCCTGTTCCTTTGCTGTTGTTACTGTATCGATGCCTTCCATCAACAGAGACTGCTGATTAGGCAGTTCAAAGTCAATCGGGATGTGCTTGCAGAGTCTGTGAATAGCGACCTTCCTGTACATCTCCGAACCGAACTTCTTCCACGCCGGGGAGTTCTGAGCCTTAGACTGGCTCCTCGCCGAATCAAGTTCAGCGACATTAAGCGTCTCGACTTCTACCCCGCCGTCTTCATACTGGACGTAGGCGAACGCACCCACGATTTTGCCGTTATTGAACGGGAGAGGCTTGAAGGTAAAGGAATCCTGTCCAGACTCAGATGTCATCTGGAAGTCATCACCTTCCCTGACAACTTTTGCATTGATCTGCTTGATAGGTCTTGTGGAATACCTCTTTGCCAGTTTGATACTGCCTCGCCAGTCAGCCATGAACTGAAGCTGATTGCCATAAGGGATGAGGTAGCATTCTTTGTTCCAGAAGTCGAGTCCAAGGTAAGCACCCTTCATCAAGCCTTCCACAATTTGCGGAACGGAAAAGTTGCTGAAATTGTTCCTGTTCTCCCTGATGAACGCCAGACAATTAAGCTGCCACTTTACGGCGTTAAAATTTTTTGGGAGATTGTCTACCCCGACAGATGCAACCTTACTTTCCAGAGACTCTGAAAGTGTTAACGCTGTTGTTTCCGCCATATCTTGTCCATCCTTTCTTCCTACTTGAATAGCCTTCAGTCCTCATCGGCCTTTTCTTCTCTGGCACGACCGGGCGATATTTCTTCGGGATCAATTTCTCCATTTCTTCATTGCCAGAGCATCCCTTGGGAGTGTTCCTGATGTAGTCATCCCAGATCATCTGAGGGGTTTTCTTTGTTTTCTTGCTCTTGAGCCTCTTCATCTTGCTCTCAGCAATCTTCCTCTGCTTCTCCTTTTTGTTTATCGCTAAACGACCTTCTCTTTTGTAAATCTCGGCTCTTCTTTTCGAACCAAGATGTTTTCCACCATTTCTGCTCATAAATTTGTCACCTTTAAAACGGTTTTAAGGGATTACCGTAAACCCTAAATTCGGTCTCTTCCTCGGAAGACACTTATAAAAGACTCGAAGTCTTTTGTTCCGCAATCATGCCGTCTTGACAGTCAGGGCATCATCATCAGTTCTTCTCAGGATGATAAGCTGACGGTCGATCTCCGGGATTCTGTCTGCGTCAACAGACTCAGAATCATCGATGATAATAGGAAGATTGATTCCTGCAGCCTTCTGGAATCCAAGGCAGATATCTACCTCTGCCAGAATCTTGTCAGAGTGGTTCAGTGTGGAGTAATAGGAAACACCATTGACTGTCGGTTCACATATCGGAGCATACGCACCATTGACCTGCTCCTTGAACATAACCCACTTGACCATGTCAAAGTTCTGGTTGACCTTGTCAGTCACCATGTTAATCTTCGTCATCTGGAAGGACTTCAGCAGTTCGATGATCCGCTCCTCGTTGGCAATCTCCTGTCCAAGCATCCGCTGAGTCATCTTGAGACCTTCAATCTTGTCATCAACACTCTTGTTGACATCTCGGGTGGTCTCGATTGTGAGCAGATACTTCTTCGCCTCTGATTCCGTTTCCCGGAGCAGTGTGATGCAATTCTCTACGTCATCCTGCTTCTTATGATTCACCGTGAACTCTGCCTTCAGCTTTGTGATCTTCTTCTCGATGCTGACGCACTCTTTATCCTTAGAGAAATCAGCGTCTGATAAGGAAGGGATTGCCTTCTTGACTTTATCCACTTCTGCCTCAAGATTTGCTTTGGCAATCTTCAACTCCTCGAGTCTGGCTGTTTCTTCTTCCAGTTTCTTCTTGTTGGAATTGAATCTCTCAACATAGGTGTTGCCTTTGGCATTGATACTGGTGATCCTGTCAGCCTTGTCTTTTTCAAACTTAGCTTTAATCTTATCCCGGTCTGCTTTATCGTACTCACGACCACATGTGGGACAGATGAGAGATTTTGCAGACATCTTCTGTGCCTTCGCAGCTTTCTGCTCCGCCTTAAGGGCATCAATATCAGCCTTGGCATCAGCCATGATGGATTTGCAGTTGATGATGGCGATTTCCGCCTTGGTGATCTCGTTATTGACCTTGTTAAGGGTAGCCGCCTTTGCGTCTAAGGCATCACGGTATTCCGCTGTTTTGTCCATTGCCTCTTTCATGACCTCTTTTCGTCTTGAAGAAAGTTTGGCGGATTCATCCGTGACAGAACCGCTGATGACAACCTCTTCCGTTCTCAGCTTTGCCAGTTCTGCCTTGTACTGGCTCATCTTTTCGTTGACTTCGCCGATGGTGTCTTCTGCATTTTTGACAGCCTCTTCATCAACCTGTACTCTCATGCTGTTCAGAGAGTCAACCCTTGCCGGGATCTGGAGCAGCTCTGTATTCTTGGCTTTGACAACCTTCCTACCCCTTGCCATCAGTTCATCAGGAGTAGCGAACTTCAAGTCATCAGCCAGTTCTTTGTATTCGGGATACTTTTTGATGACAACCTCGTCAGTGACATCTTCAGCCATTGCCATCAGGCGTTCTCTGCGCTTCTTCGTGTCGAGCGACAGAGTTGCTTGCGGAATCATGCAACGTACTCTGACATCAGCAGGAGCGATCAGGTCTGTCAGGAAGGTCTCGTAATCCTTCTGTTTCTTCGGAACGCCAGAGATAGACAGTTCGTTGGAATATCCAGTGAACTTTGCCTCAGACTCACCCCGGTTCTTAACCCATTTTTGTTTTGTGACTTTTGTCAGGGTATAAGGTGTGCCGTCAACCAAGATATCAACTTCAGCTTTGGTCTCGATGTGGTCGATGGCAGAGCCGTTCTCATCCTTGGGTCTGGAATCAATCTCAGACCCGGTCATCGTCTTGCCAGTGAGCGGATCAGCAATCATGTTACCGACCGTGGTCTTCCCGGTCTTGTTCTTTCCGCAAATGACAGTCCTGTCAGAAAGATTGAGGCTGACAGACTGTTTACCGCAGTAGTTCTCGCCACTGACTTTTGTTACGGTGAGTTTCATTCTTCATCCCCTTTCTTTGTAAGAATGTCACTGAGCAAGGAGAGCAGTTCGATTTCGTTCTTTGCTCTCTCTTTATCCTCTTCGGAGATCTCCGGGAAATCACCCTCAAACACGTTCTTGATAATCATGTTGTGGATCTCCTCATACTTCTTCCTCTTCTCTTCCTTGGTCTCGCCGAACACCTTCGAGTCCTCGATGAGTGCTGTGGTCAGGGTACAATACTCAGCTAAGAGGATTGACGGGAACCCGGTGATAGAAACGTCATGCAGATTAATTTTTAACATCATTATCTCCTTTCATTTCGAATGTAAGCCTTTCCTGCAGCTTGAAGAGACCGTTTCTGGGGAAAGCAACTACTTCATTAAGGTCGAACACAAAGACGTTGAAGGTATTGCCGTTAATCTCTGTTACAAGACCTTTATATTCACGAGAGTTCACATATACCCGGACGATTGTACCCGCCTTGATTTCGTTGTATTCGTTAAAGTCTCTAACAAACCTTTCAGCACCTTCCATGTCCATGTTCATCATGTCAGTGAGTGTCAGGATGTCTCCCATTGTTGACTCAACAAAAGGATGATTTGGATTTTCTTTGAGGATGTTGAAGACGTTCTGGGCAAGTTTGTATCCCGCCTCTTTGGACTCTCCACTTTCTTTGCCTTCTAATTCATCCAGAACATACTGGAAGAGCAGAAGTGTGTTGGGCCTCGTGCTGATCCCCCGTTCAATAGCACCTACATGCTGTTCTGATGTGTAGGTGAGTTCTCCCAGTTCTTTCCGGGATAATCCAAGTGCTTTCCTTCTTACAGCGATATCTTCTGGCTTAATCACTGTTCTTCCCCCTTTCTTTCTTTTTCAAATTTGGCCAGAGCCTTCAAGACTTTTCCAACTGCGGTACTTGCCAACATGCCGTGTGTCATGGCAAGGTCTGCCGATCCGTTCCCGGAATAGCTGTAGAAAAATACCGTCATGTTGTCGTTAAGTTTCGTGATTGCTCGGCTCGCCTCTCTGGCATTCTTTTCCAGAGTGCTGATGGTTACTACATCCTTCATTTTCTCTTTCCTCTCTTTTCAATGGCACAATCATTGAGCCATGTATTGAACATCTTGTCTCTGCACTCCATCGAGGCAATGATATCTTTCTGGGATTTGTGTTCAGCAGCAGTATCTGCGATGAACTTTGTGACCAGATAACCTAATGCCCCGATAAGGAGCGAGATTGTTGTAAGGCATCCTACCTCAAACATTGTCAGCCTTCTTTCTCCTCTTGATGGTGTCGTTCCACCGTGTTATCACCCTGATTACCGCATCCTTTTCGGATTTCTGGGAATACTCTGAAGCGTGATTCCCGCATCTGCATTTGACTTCGGCATAGGGCAGATTGTTTCTCAGATAGTGCTTGACTACCGGGGTCTTGCCACACAGGCAATTCTTGTAGACGTAGATCATAACAGCACTATCCTCTTCGGGGACAGGAATTCATCGACACCAACTCCAAGCGCACCACAGATGAGTTCGTAATCATCAAGGGAGATTTTTTGCTCACCATTAAGCATCTTGTTGAGTTTCGGTCTCGGAATACCCACCATGTCAGCAATCTCTGACTGGTTGATCCCCTTTTCTTCCATATACTCTTTGATTTTGAGTCCCACGGACTTCAATCTCTTCACTCCTTTCTATGTGTTGATACCCTCGCAAGATAGCCTTGTCTACTCACTCGAACTCTTGTGGTTGAGTTCATTTCTTTCGACATCCTTATGTTAGCACCATAGGGGTTCGAAGTCAATATACAAATTTCATTTTTTTCGAATTTTTTTAATTTGATGTCGAACATGCTTTGACTTATAATTAAGATAGAAAGGAAGGTGACATGTATGACACTTGGAGAAAAACTAAAGGCAGCCAGACTTGATAAACGTCTGACTCAAAAAGAAGTGGCGAATATTTTGAAGATCAGCCATTCATCTATAAGCGAATGGGAAAATGACAGGCATCGTCCTGATGCGGATACAATAGAAGTGCTTCTGGGTTTATACGGATTGTCAGCATCTGACTTACTTGGTGACAGTACCGTCAGGTCAAAGGCATCAATCATTGCTGATATGGCGTTTGACAATGATGCGCTTGAATTGATATCCAAGTACCAGAGACTCGACCCGGACACAAAGAAAGCAATCAGGTATCTGGTTGATAAAATTTCTGGCTGAAATTACAAGGGGGATTACTCCCCCTTTTCTTTTTTGAGAACCAAATTGTGGATAACTTCATAGATGAGCATAAGCAGCTCGTAATCATCGATTCTGTCTATCATGTCTTTTATCATCTGTCTCATTGCGATATCTCCTTTCCAAACGTTTGTTCTTATAAAGATATTATCTTCATTGGAGTCCAAAATCAAGGACTCTTAAATAGTCTGTCAGTGGAGAAGTTATATAACATGTAGAGCAGTGTCATCCTGCAGCTTGCGCTTTAACAATGAGTAGGGATATCTGGTCGTTTCCGGGCGATTCTGGGCGGTTTTAGATTACCTGTGGACACTTTTTCAAGCGAAGACATTCTCTTCCAGATTCGTCTGGGATTTTTAGTCGGCGATTGACCCTTGTTGACAGGTTGAGGGGGCATCAAGGGATGATCCAAAGAAACAAGAAAAAGAAAAGAAGCAAAAGAAAAAGAATAAAGATAAAGATATAAGAATAAGAATAAGAGGAATAACGTTACCGTAACGTTACAGTAACGTTACATAAGATGTAAATGTAGTTCACTTTTCACAAAAGTACAGATTACATGTTTTATGTTTTTGTACATATATAACAAGAGCGAAAAATTTGAGTTTATAAAATTTTTAGAAAGTTTATAAAATTTTTATCCTGACATATATCTAAGCGTTACATAACGTTACATTTTTAGGTTTCCTATACATATCTCCCACATTGGCTGTTTATTTCCCAATTTTCATATAAAAATGGGCGAAAAAGACCCCCTACAGCCGGGAACTTCCGACCACAGGGGGCATGATGATTGTGGATAACTTTGTGGATAACTTGTGGATTACAGATGCAGGACTCTGTCCCGGATCTCAGCAGTCCTTCCTTGATTCCAGTACTGACTGCCAAGGTAACCACATGTGCGTCTTGTTACTGACATCTTTGACTCGTCACGGTTACCGCAGTTGGGGCATTCCCAAACAAGTTTGCCGTGGTCATCAACGATCTGGATTTCTCCGTCAAAACCGCAGACGGAGCAGTAGTCACTCTTGGTGTTGAGTTCAGCATACATGATGTTATCGTAGATGAACTGCATGACACTGATGACGGCAGGGATGTTGTTCTGAAGGTTTGGAACTTCAACATAACTTATTGCTCCACCGGGAGACAACTTCTGGAATTCCGATTCAAACTTCAACTTGCTGTAGGCATCAATTTCTTCCCTGACAGAGATGTGATACGAGTTGGTAATGTAGTTGTGATCCGTCACATCCTTGATGATACCGAATCGCTTCTGGAGACACTTGGCAAACTTGTAAGTCGTTGTCTCCATAGGAGTGCCATAAACGGAGTAGCTGATGTTTTCTGCAGCTCTCCACTCGGCACATTTGTCATTGAGTTTCTGCATGACGGCCAGAGCAAACTTTTTGCCTTCTTCAGAGGTGTGCGACTTTCCTGTCATTCTGACACACATCTCATAGATCCCGGCATAACCAAGAGAGATTGTGGAATAGTTTCCATAAAGAAGTTTGTCAATCTTCTCGCCCTTCTTTAACCGTGCAAGCGCACCATGTTGCCAAAGGATAGGAGCAACGTCCGATACAGTGCCTCTAAGACGTTCATGCTTACATTGCAATGCCCGGTGGCAGAGTTCCAGTCTGTCTTCAAGGATTTCCCAGAACTTATCCATATCGCCGTAGGAAGAACATGCTACATCAACAAGGTTGATAGTTACGACACCACAGTTAAATCTTCCGTAATACTTATGACTTCCATCAGGGTTTAAGCCAACGGTATCTGGTGTCAAAAATGAACGACATCCCATACACGGATATACATCACCGTTCTTGTACTCTTTCATCTTCTTGACGGAGATGTAGTCAGGAACCATTCTCTTGGCTGTACACTTTGCGGCCAGAACGGTCAGATCCCAATACTTTGTTCCGGGGCGGATGTTGTCCTCGTCAAGGGCATAAATGAGTTTCGGGAAAGCAGGGGTTACCCAGATACCCTGTTCATTTTTTGTTCCTTGGACTCTCTGATTAAGGACTTCCTCGATAAGCATGGCAAGGTCATCCCTGATTCTGCCTTCCGGGACTTCATCAAGGTACATCCACATCGTAACAAACGGTGCTTGCCCGTTACATGTCATCAGGGTAATCAACTGATACTGGATAGTCTGGATACCCGCAGTGATTTCTTTTTTGAGGCGGATCTTTACAATCTGGTCAATGATATCCCTGTCAAGTTTCTCAGCGCACTGCTCACGCTCATTGATGACTTCCTGACGGATCTTGTCTCTACTCACCTGTACGAACGGGGCAAGATGTGCCAGAGAGAAAGACTGCCCGCCATACTGGTTGGATGCTACTTGTGCGATGATCTGGGTCGTTACATTACAAGCCGTATAAAAGCTGTGAGGCTTTTCGATAAGAGTCCCGCTGATGACAGTACCGTTCTGGAGCATGTCATCGAGTGCGATTAAATCGCAATTATGTTCGCTCTGAAGGAAATAATCGGCATCGTGGAAATGGATAATGCCCTGTTCATGAGCGTCCCAGATTTCTTTCGGGATGAGAACACGAGCAGTCAAGTCCTTACTGGTTTCTCCTGCTATGTAGTCACGCTGAGTAGAATTGATGACAGGGTTCTTATTGGAATTTTCCTGCTTGATTTCCTCGTTGCTCAGATTGATGAGCGACAGGATGTTCTGGTCTGTTGTATTCGCTCTTCTCGCAAGTTCTCTCTTATAGCGGTAGCGGACATACTTCTGGGCAACTTCGTAACCCCGTACGGACATGATTCCCTTTTCGACCATGTCTTGGATGTCTTCCACATTGACAGCATGTTGGATGTCGTTAATCTGCTCGGTCAACATGTCAACCACAGCCTCAATCTGAGCGTCCGAAAGCTGATGTACCGGGTCTACCTCTGCATTGGATTTCCTGATAGCGTTTTCAATCTTTGACGGGTCGAATGCGACTTCCTTGCCATCACGTTTGATGACTCTTTGATATACATCTGGCAATTTTAAGTCTCCTTTATATATAAAATGATAGTTACTTATATTATAGGACAATAAAAGGGGCATCCCAAGTTACTGGGACACCCCTTGAAAGTTATTTCGTTCTTCTATTCACTTCGCTCTGAATGACAGAGTATGCAACAGCGGGATCATAAACGAAACCGCATTTTCTCAGCCAAGCTGTTCTGTTTGCCTCACCGTTTCCTCCTTCCCCGGCAATCATCCTGTCAGCAAATTCGCCGATAAGACCGTTGACAAGTTTCTGGACGGTAGCAGCTTTGCTCTTCAATTTCTCTGTGCGCTCTGATCCGTTGCCGAATCGTCCGCAGATGGTATCTTTAGCAAGTTGTAAGTCGATATACTCCATCGACTTGGCAATGTGTAAAGGCTCTTTGTCGCAATAATGGAACTGCTTTTCGACAACAAATCCGTCACGCTTAATCTTACTAATGGCGGTTTTATAGTTCCTTCCCATCAAGACGTTGAATTCCCCGGCATAGCAGTCGAAGACAATTCCACCATTGTACAGGACTGAAACACAGTTAGTATTCTGCGCTTCAAATTTTGCGTAGGATTCTTTTGCCCAACTCCTAAAGGTGGATGAGCCTTCATCACAACAATTGCAGAACGCATAACTCGCTTTCGCTTTTTCAGCAAAGATGGAAGGGTTATTCTCTTTGACCCCGTGGTGATTGAACTTTACTATATCACATGATATAGAGTACTTGTTGACCATTGCTTTTACGGTGGATGTTTCTGCATCTCCGCAAAGAAGGATTTTAACCCCATTGAGAGTGACCATGAGACAAAGCGACTTAGCATTATTCCCCCCGGTTGATTTTGCGTATAGAACTTTTACGGTTGCTTTACCAACACTAAAAGTATCCCCAGTCCCTAATTGGGTAACAGGGATACCTTTGCTCTTACAAAGTGAAATAATATTATTTTGTCTCGTCCTATCTTTATGCGTTTCCTGACCCGGTTGGTGCATACTGACATAAAGATGTTTTATCAAGTTGTTTTTTATGTACCATTCAGCATCGTCATTGTGATCCTGATGACCGTGGGAGAAGAGAAGGTCACTCTTCCTTCCGTTGAGTAGGTTTTTGACATACTTCCTTGGCTTTGAATTGCCGTTTGTAAAGGTGTCGATGATTAGGAATTTTCCGTCCGACTCAAGGATTTCCATATCTCCCCACCCGGACGAAAATACTGGACAGTGAAGTTTTCCCATGTGCTTACCTGTAGATTAAAAAATGGGAGTCCCCCAAAATAGAGGAGACTCCCAAAAAGTCCTATGACATTTTACGGACAACTAAATTGATATTTGGTAATGTTGCTGTAGTAAGATTGTGCAACTGAAGAGTTACTGGAGATGTATTGCAGTTACATCCGCAGTTGTTGTTTGGAACTTGTACAAACGTATCGAACCCAATGGTAGTCCCGGTAGACTGAGCCTGTGGTAATGCCACGCCATTCCGAAGAAGTTGAACTGTCGTAGATGCGGACGCAACTCCATCGACATGTACGCCGTAGATCCCGGCCTTGTTAAGTTCGATTGTCCCAACACCTGTCAGTTTTTCGGCACAACCTTTATCCACCGCTACGTTGTTGAAAGGTACGATGCTATCAGCACCTACATCGACATTGATGCTGTATACTTGGAGCATTTAAACACCCCCAATCAACCATTACATCCACCGCAGAAGCAGTTCGGGAACTGGCCTGCGTTAAAAGTCCAACTGTTAGGATATCTCACAACCCCGGCAGTTGCCTGATTAAGCTGAAGCTGATTTACCTGATCACGCAGATTCTGGATTTCGTTCGCATCCATCTTTGCAGTAAGCCTCTGCTCAAGTCCCGCAATCTGCATGGATGTATCATACTGGTTCTGAGCAATCTTTGCGTTTGTGTTTGCAGCCTGCTCTGCAATCATCATCTTTGTAGAACAGCAACAATCATTCTGATTGCCCAGAATATTCTGCTCCATAGAACGTACATCTGCGATCTGCTGACCAAGAGCCATCTGGACATCTTTCATCACGTTAATGTTGTCGTACTTAGCTTGCTGAGTGGCAGCTACAGCCTGTGCAGTACCACCAGTGACAGCACCCATCAGGTCACGGTTCTGGTCTTGAAGGTCGTTGAAGTTGAAGCCGTTCTGGACAAAATCCTGTGTAGCATACTGAGGATGATAGCCACCATTGCCATAGAAGCCACCATTGCCCATACCACCAAGCAGGAGCAGAGCAAAGATCCAGAAGAAAGCGTTGTTGCCGCCCATGTCTCCAGACATCGCCGCGATATCAGCAGGAGAGAAATTTCCATCAGCCATGATTATGTACCTCCGATAGATTAGTTAGACAAGTTGACATGTTACACAGGTCTGGCCAGACCGTTATCTAAGCATCGCGATGATCTGGTTCGGGTCGATACCTTTTCGTTTAGCTTCTTCAAAGAAGGCTCTTTGCGGGTCACCGCCGTATCGCTGTACCAGATTCATGGCATTAGCTACATTGGGATTGTTCTGCGCAAGGTGCTGTAACATCATGTTGGGATTTTGGGCCGTTCTAATTGCCTGCACGATGCTCATTGGGTTGTTGTTACTGTTGACGGGGTTTTGATTCACCCCGCTGTTGTTTTGGAGCGCTTGCAGAATCGAGTTTTGCATATCTGTCCCTCATTTCCTTTAACTCAGCTTCAATGCTCTGAATACGTGAATCGATAGCATTTATGTCCACTTTGGGCGCTTCCTGATGCGGAACGATGTCAAACGGGGTAGCGGTCTTGTATCCAGCCCCGTCCGTCTGAGCAAGCCATACAATGTTAGCTGTTTCGTCGAGAAGAAGGACAGACGAATTAGGCCCCATCTGGAAAGCGTCAACACCAGGTTTTCCGTTAACTTTGATTACTTCATACGTCGGGAACCTGTTGTAGCCGTAAGGATTGTAATTATACATGTTTTGATAATTATTCATTTCAACCTCTTATTTGAACATTGCCTGCATCGCCTTGACTTTTGCCGCTTCCGCAATTTGACGTTCATGCAGATATTCATACACAGCCATCATTGGGGCAGGCGGTTCACCATTCTCTTTGCGGTATTTCTGGATGATGTCAACTACTTGCTTATGCAGTTCGTTCATATGTTCCATTTCCTGCAGAGACATGTTGTAAAACATCCGTGCAAGTTCTGGACGTTCTTCCTTGTACTTCAAGGCGTTTTCTGCATATGTTTTTGCACCATCGATTTCCTCATCGATGTATCCGCTCAGTTCTTTTATGATTTTCATTTTTCAAACCTCAATGGCCCTGAGAACCATCCTCTCCCTCCGTCATACTCTGCGCAGTTTTCTTAAGTCTCTTAATCAGCCATGTTGGCATGGGGATACCTGCTAAGTCCAGATTCTCCAGTACCGACAGTGCTTCCATGATGACGATGTAAATCGATGCGAAAAGAGCAATGTTGAAGTCCAGCGGCAGTGCCAGACCGACAATCCACGCCACGACCACGACCATCATCTCTCCGCCCTTACGGAAAAGCCCCTTCCGCATCTTCGTGGAATCCCATGTGGAATTAATGGTCGCCTGTATCCATCCGCTCACGATGTCCGCCGCAATCAGCACCAAAGGGAGCAGAAATGTCCAGTAGGTGTGCGAATAGTGAAGCTGTTCGATGGCTTCGGTTCTCAGTGATAAAAGGTATGATGTAATGTTTGTAAAGTCCATAATGCCTGTCCTCTTTGCTTATCCCCGGCATGTTAGGATTGCCGGGTTGGTGTTAGTTAGGTTAAATGTCCTGTTATGATGTAATCTTTGGGATTTTAAAAAGCCTTACCCTTGTGCCGGCTGACACGTATAAAGCGTAAATATTCGAATCGTTTGGTTTCAAATTATCTATGATACGGAAGTTGTTAAATCGCACAGCTATAACATCTCCGTTAGATTGCAACCCATAAATCAGTAATTGAACCCCATTTGCATGAGTGTTTCCGTAAAACAATAAAATATAATTGTAGTTGCTTTCGTCACGATTCGGGATTTTGCCTGTCCAGTAATTACAAAAAGCAAGGTTTTCGCTTTCTTCCGTCCACTCTTTCACAAGGTACTGGTCAGGAACATCAACATTTACCCTATCAAATCCATCCACTCCACTCTCAGGCAGATACAATCCGTTCTCCGTCACAGCAAGCGATGTAAGGTTTGGCTCCACATCGATAGTGACATCAGAATACCCATCAAACCCATCAGGCTGATAAGTGCCGTTTTCTGACACGGATAGCGGTCGCAGGTCAGGCTGAACATCAACCGTCACCTCACCAAACCCCACCTTCCCCTCACTCGGCGCATAAGTCCCGTTTTCCGTGACGGATAGCGTTTCCGTAGGTGCAGGTTCGACCGTGATGTCCTCACGCACCAGCTTGTCTTTGGTCTGGAGCGTTTGCGTCTGGTCTGACGGTGTAACTTCGGTAGAGCCGGTATATTCGTCTGGAGCAACAACCTTGATGACGGTCTGCCCTAAAGTCGCTTTGACCTGTATCTCACCGCCTTCGATTCTCATGGGGATTACTGTCTCATTCATTCTTCAGCACCTCTTTCCTCAATGTCCACTCGACCTTGTACTCACCTTCTGCGACCCGGTATACTTCACCGTCACTCATCAGGACATCGACCTGTACATAGATTGTGTGAGTAGATGACAAGGCAAATGTCTGCTCCTGCATAAAGTGCAGAGTAGCCTGTTTCTCGCCACGGTTAAAGTCTATGCGGTCTGATACGTCCCATTCTTTCTCACCATGTTTGAGTATCATTGAGATTTTGGCGATGTCGTATACGTCCAGTTCGAAGTCGGAGAAATCAAGCAGGATCGTTGGCGTCGTACCTTTGATAATCTTACTCATTCTGTCACCTCGTTAAGCGTCCTGCTCCCTCATGTCATCAAGGTCGCGTTCCTCGCTCTTGAGGATGTTGCCTGTCGCATCCATCAATTTGATGGAGTAGAATGTTACCGCCGTATTTGTGGTTGTCTCAGCCTGTTTACGGTCATAGTTGACAAGTGCCGTAGCAAAACTGCGGAAATCGTATGTGTAGTAGCTATAAGTGCCGTCTGTGTTAGTTACTATGAGTACGATAAGATATAACATGATTTTTTACCCCTTATACTGTGATAGTGTCTCCTGCCTGATAACTTGTTCCGTTGTATGTCGTAGCTTCAGATGCCTTATAGACAAAAGAGATATTTGCTCCTGCGCCATTCTGTACTGCGCTTCTCAATGTATCAAGGACATCGCCTTTGGTATAGATTGTTACAGTTCCGCTTGCCTTGTCAGTCGAACCGAATGGCTGTGGTCTTGAACCTGTAACTGCATGACCGATACTGCCAATGGTCACATCAAGACCTGTAACCGCATACGAATACCATGCGTATTTTGGAACAATGACGCACACTGGCAGATTGAATACCTTTGGTGCGTATGCGTTACTATAACCGAACAAAGTTTCAGCATTATCTGTTGCCTTATATCCGACAAACTTAGGAAGATTTACGACAACAGCAGATGCATCATTATACTGGTTATAAGACAACGAAAGTGCGAGTCCTCCGTCGATTGTCTCTATCTCAGACAGACCAGACCAGTCCATCTTTACCTTCGCTTTGTTGAACGCAGACTTGCCGATATGTTTCGGTTTTACGGCAAATGTAGCGTTCGGTATACCATCCGTCCTATCCCTGTTGTACCCAAGATAGTTAAGCGCAAAATCTGGCACTTTCTCCATATGGAAGATATAGTCTGTTATCTTTCCGTTTGAATCAGTGACGATTTCTATTCCCTGTGAAATACCACCACCCTGTCCATATCCATCTGCCAGACTTGCCACCGCATCAGATAAGGTCGTATCACTTTTCCCGGTTATTCCGTTCGCATATGCCGTCAATGCCTCAATCTTGGGAGTCAATACTTTTGTCATCACATCACCCCCTTAACCTAAAGCTGTTATGGCATCTTGATAATCATCCCATAATGAATCAACTTTGCCTTTGTAAGCATCCGTAAAATCATTGGTGACAGTAGGAATTTCGCTCTTCAGTGCATAATCTGATAAATCTTGAGGGGTTGTAATCTGCGTTGACACAATCTGCCACGGCATTGTTCCATTATTGTATTTGCCACCTAACATCTCGAACAGGTAGTAGCCTTCGCCAAAAACGGCAATCGTATTGGATATAACAAGGTCTGCATACTGCCCTTCATATGGTATATCTGTGACCCGGTTCCATGCCGTAAATGTCAAATTGAAGTTAACGCCACTGAACTCAAATTCCTTGCTTACACTGACGTTCCTGCCTTCTTCCAGACAGTCCATGACCTGTCGAGGCGTAATGTTATCTGCGTCACCGATAAGCGGTGTAAGGACATCTGATGCGTCAGCTTTTGCCTCCAATGCCGTATCTACCTGTGTCTTGGTGTATACGGTCGATTTCAGAGCATATGCTGATAAGTCCTGATGCTGAGTGAGGTAGCCCACATCATTTGTAAAAGCGGAAACATTAGTAGGCACAACAGGAATTTCTGATTTGAGGGCATACGGAGTCAAATCTTGATGCTGTGTCAGGAACCCCGAATCGTTAGTCAGTTCCGAAGTCTTTGTGGGGATTTCGGATTTATCCGCCTTGCCAGAAACGTCCTGATGCTCCGTCAGCGCACCCAATTCCTGTGCCGTGATCGTAACAGCACCAGTCTTGCCGTTGACAGATGAAACAGGAGCAGTCTGCCCATCTACAAGCGCATCAACTTCTGTCTTTGTATATGCGTTCTCAATGCCATATCCTGCAAGTGTGGTTGCCTTGTCCGCTTTACCGCTTATATCCTGATGCTCTGTCAAATACCCCTGTTCCCGCACCCACTCTTCGGTCGCATACCCGTCAAGAGAAGGGATGACGGTATCAGAAGATAATGCCCCGACATCTTCTGCGTCCAGAACAACATGTCCTGTTTTGCCGTTGACGGAATGTACCTCTGTGCCATAGACGGTATTTCCGATGTCTGCTTGTGTCGTAAGAGTTCTTTTGCTCAGGCGAGCCTGTGTTCTTAATTCTCTATCCATCAGATCACCTCGTCTATGATCGTATCAACGACCCTAACAACATTCCTGCT